CATTGCTAAACAACCATTACTAGTTGGAAGACAACCTCATTTATTAACATTATTGTCTACTTATATAATTGGTATTACCTTTATATGATTTATAATTATTATTACTGTGATTATAAAATGGGCGTTTGAAATGAGAAAAGGTGTAAAAAGTTAACGTAAAACATAGCTGTGCAAGCTTTGCGTATAAGGATTCTTTCGAAATGCGTCTAAAATGTCGGGTTGAATGCGCTCGCAATTGACAGATTCCTGATAATTTTGAGGATACTTTTCAAGTTTTCCGTAGGTCTGCGGTCCGGGCGGGTTTGAAATTCTGAACACCGGATTCGGAATCCAAGGGTCGCAATTCTCATCATTCCGTTTTATACAAATGTTTTCCGTAGGATTGAACAGTCCGATGTTTCCGGCCGGCGTAAAACTGGTTGAAACCTTGTTCACATTATTGTGTTGATTGTATTGCGCTTCGTACACACCCACGCCTTGATTCGTGGCTCCGCCGCTCGCTCCCACGTATTGAACGCTGGTTGTATCGCGTTGGTTATAAATGGCTTGTTGCGGATTTGCTAAATAGCCGCTTCCGCTGGTTTGCGCGTCAATATTCAAATGGTCAAATCCAAGCAACCCTTCCGTAGTTTCTTTAATGGTTGTCGGGGCTCGGCTGGCCGGATTATACACAATGCCCGATGAACCAAACGCCGGCTTCACATCACCGTAGAGTCGAATGTTTCCAATCGCATTTTCTTTTCTGGAGGGTCGCAAAAAGTCGAGAATCGGGGCAACAACTGCGCGCATGGCGCCATGAATGATTCCGCCTTCGTGGTTTCTTGTAGTGGTGCGATGATTTGGCAACATTTTAAAACTGTCACGACCGTGATCGTTTTCACCGGGTGCATGTTTACCGCTGCTGTGAGCATGCGAAATGGGATGCGCCGTCGATTCGGGTCTCCTTGACGGTTCATAATTGTTTGGCGCGTACGTGTTTGTTCCGGTAACGTTGGAATCGGGGCCATAATACTCACTGCTGGTGCAAACACGGGACTGCGGTTTATACACTTCTTTTGCCCGCGCGGTTTGCGCTTTTTCAATACCGGTGGTTGTTAGCCAGCGATCCGACGTGTTCAAGAAAAACTTGTCCGGTAAATATTTCTCAACTTTTCCAAACGTTTCCGGCGTCGGTGCATTCAAGTTGTTCCAATTGTATGCCGGACCTTCGTGGCTTTCAAGTCCAAACGTTACTTTCGGATTATTCAGAGTGCGAAGCTGGTCAACGTTTCGGTCCATCCATTTGTCGCGCGCTTCCATACCCGAATTGAATCCGTCGCTGCCTTTTGCAGTGTAGCCCTGGTCTAATCCCGGCCCCACGTGAATTTCCTCCCACGGTTTCACATTGGCCATTTTACTTCCAGGCATGACGCGTGACTGAATAAAATCGCTCACATTCGGCATACCATTCACAAAATTCATGTCATTTTGCGGTGCAAAAAGTGGAGCGCGTTCTTCTTTGCGTATTCTTTGAGAGCCGGCGCCCGACATTGTGTCAAGAACCGATTCCACGGCATTGGCATCTGCGGTGCGTCCCCTAATTTTCGCCCCGAAGAACGGTACCATGTTGTTGTGTTTAAAGTCGGTTTGATTTATGGGTTCGCCGGTCAAAGAGAACACGGTATTCGGACTCGTAAATCCAGGATTCTTTTTCGGGTTCGTGTTTGGGTTATACGAATTCCCAAACTGGTTCGGATTTTGCAGCACTCGATTTCCTACACTTGCGTTATAATACTTGTCCGTCACAGCGTTTGGTGCAGGATATGCATTAATATTGGATCCGGTGTCCGGCTGCATGATGGGGTAATTTGTCACGGGAACGTTTGTATTCGGAAGCGCGTTTCTCGAATTCGTAACAAAGGACTCTTTTTTACTACCATTACCGCCATTATTTCCATTATTACTATCTTTTTTATTTTGATTTGATACTAAATACATGCCGCCTAATGCCACAATTGGAATTGCCAACTCCATTTTTATAAATTATTATATATATGTATGTAATATATTTTTTATTATTATACTATTATTATACTATTATTAAATTATAATAGTATAATATTTTTTATATTTTATTAAAAAAAAGTCAATCAATCTTATTATAAAGTTAATTGTACTCTTCAATCGAAATATTCTGTCGAACAAATCCTAAATACATCATCACTTTACTTAGGTCAAGACAAAGGTAATCATATCCAACGACTTCCTTCGTTCTGTCACGAGCGCACGCTTCATATTGAGAAAATGGAGCATCAGTCGAGAGATCCGTGTAAAACAACGTAATTGAAAAATTCGGCCTATTTCTTGTATATTTCAAAATTTCATCTAAATAACAAAGTGTCGGGTGTTCCCCACTAATTGTAGTGTGAAAAATGGTAGTATCATTAAATGAACGTTTTCCATAAACGTGATACGCACCGTTATAATATTGAACAAACACAGACCATTTATTGTGCTGTTGAATGTGAAAAACCATGCGAGTCATTTTTTATAATAACGATATGCTTTTGCTTCTTTTTATACTGTATGAATTCTGCATTTTGTTTTTAAATTGTTTACATATACTATAAAATACTATACTATACTACTTTCATTCAGTATGTTTTTTATTAGAGTAGTCGATATATTTGGAGTTCTTTCTAAATATATAACATTGCAAGAAACCCAGTTAAATTTATCTTTCCAGTCATCTCCCATGACTAATACATTGGCACCATAATTTTTAATGTATTGATCTTTTAATTCTAAACTGTCTTCAATAAAAACTTCATCCACATATGTAATTGACTTTACTATTTCCATTCTGTCCTTTAACGGTATAACAGTTATTTTACCTTTTTTTTTATTTAATTCGTCAGAAGATACGCCCACGATTAAATAATCGCCTTGTTCTTTTGCACGTTTTAAAATATTTAAATGTCCAATGTGAAATAAATCAAATGTTCCAAATGTAATAATAATTTTTTTCATTATAGTAAGTGTATTATAGTAAGTGTATTATAGTAAGTGTAAATAATATGGTGTATATGTATCATTTATAATTTTAAATGATTTTTTTTACGTAAATATTTATTCACGGTTCATCGTAAAAAAGGAAAACATGGAATTTTGGTAATATAGTTATTCTTTTCTAAGATTCGTGTGCTCAAGTTGTTCTGAAATGGAATGCAAACATTCTCTTGCGGATCAAGTTGAGGATAGTACCAGTTGGTTTGTTCCAAATCGCGAAACGTCCATGCCGGATGTGTGACGCGTGACTGTTCGACCGTTGAATTACATGTCGGAAACGAAATCGGGCTGCTAGAAACGGCCGTATTTACATAATTATTTTCCATGCAATCTCTCGACAACGGCTGATTCAATCCTTTCAAATTACTTTCCAAGTTGATTGTGTTTGTTCTTAAATTTGCGCCCCAACCCTGTATTCGAATGTATGGGTCGTCGAAATAACACGGCTTGTCGCCGTTGCCCGGTTTGTTCAACATGTAACGCCCTGGATCCGTTGATTCTTGCAACTGCTTGTTTATTCTGCACGGGTCATCATGAAAACGAGTAAATGACATGAATGTAAGTTGATAGGTTGGTTGGTTTTACTATTATAATTATTATAATATTATATATTATTATTAATTTATTTTATTATTTAAATTTTACCTTACATATATTTATAAAATACATAAAATACATAAAATACCCTTTATATTTATTAAAACAATTTAAAAATATAAATATGATATTATTAAATTAACAGAAAATACGCTAAACACACCACACCGTGCACCGTGCAATGAATCACGAAAGACAACTTCGGGACATTTATATTAGATCGGGATCAGAATCAGAATGGATTTCAATAAGCAGTCAATCTAGCTCAGAAGAATTCAAGCAATATGCTTTTGCGTATACGCAGTATAAAAATAGACCGTCATACCATCGTGAAATTCCATATGAGGCGGATGGTGGTATAACAGTGTGCAGATACAATAACGACCATTATAAGCCGACGTATGTTTCTCATGAAAATGGACAAAATATACCCATCATTGACATGGCGGATATTAAAGTATTTTTAACCGATGTTCCGAATGCAAACTGGTTTAAAGCGCGCGATTATCAGGCATGGGCGTATCGCGATTTCATGTTTGATGTCACTGAGCCGCAAGTTAAATATTATGCATCCCGGTATTCGTCACATTTATTTTTTCAAACAAGCAATTATAGAGATGTCGTAACGATTGAATTAGATGGATTACCTCCTAATATTATTTTCAAGATATCCAGAAACGAAAACGGGAGCGTTTATTATGAGAAAAATGATCCGACAGCGTCCAGGGTTCGAATTTGCGATTGCGAAACTGCTCGTTCCGGGTTTCTGGGATTTTATCGAAGAATCACGGATGTCGGCGATTTCATTATAACACCAGCACCGGTAATAGCAGCGCCAGCACCAGTAGTAGCAGCGCCAGCACCAGTAGTAGCAGCGCCAATCCACGATGCATACGGCCCAGAATACCAAGATTTCGCCGGTTATTTGCATCAGATCAGTGCAACGGCTGCAGCAGTTGCATCTGTATATCAAAATCACGCTATAAAATTGCCGTTGGCTCCGGGAACATACAGTATTCAAACAGATAATGAAGAAGAACAATGCATCATGTGTTTTAAAAATAAATCGACACTCCGCTTACATCCGTGTGGTCACAAGGTAATGTGTCCATATTGTTATAATAAAATGGAAAAGGGTGAATGTCCGATTTGTAGAGGCGACATCGTAAAGATAACGTGTGAAAATTTATAATAGAAATAAAATTTTTTTATACTAAGCGAATATCATATTTTTCATTATACCTCTACCTCTATTCGTATTTTTTATATTAGCTGGAACAAATTTTGCCGGAAACACAAAAACTGAATTTTCCATGTTTAACGGATTTCCTGATGTTAATGCAGTTATTTGAGAATAGCCATTTGCTCGTTCACTACAACATATGTCTTTCAATAAATGCTTCCATTTATACGTTTGCAATTCATTTGATCTAAAAAGGGATAGCATTGTGCTTGTTAAAACTCCTCCACTCATCTGATCGCTTTCAATAAACGTGTCGGTACTTTCTTGATCATCTTGGCATCCGCTTATACAGTATACTTCGCCTGCTATTCTGGGATACCTTTTAAATTCGTATGATGTTTGACGAAGAGACCACTCGGATGGAATATACGAAAGCGGTTTTACATCAGGATTTGTTGGATAACTGGAGTCGTCATACTTGAAACGAAGATCCAATCCAGTTCCGCTGTGACAAGCATCTAGAACAGCGTATAACTTTGCACCTTTTGGAATCTTTTGAACTAGCATGGAACGAAGTGTGTCGTCGTTAATAAATCCTGTTCTTTGGAAATCGAGTGGAGCTAAGCAACTATCCTTTCCACTCTCTTCATCACGATTACGATCATAAACAAGAACGCCGTGTCCTGAATAATGGAACCATACATCATCGCCGGGTTTTAACCTGCGAACAAGAGAGTTAATCGCTGATAGTATGTTACTTCTAGTTGGTTTTAACGGCGTATCGTCTGTTAACATTACGAAATTTGTATATCCTAGTTTCGATTGTAGAAACAATTTCATATTATTGACATCGTTTATACAACCATACAATTCATTCTCAGTGTTTCTGTAGTTGATTCCGATGAGCAATCCATATTTCACCATATTTTACTTTGTCTATTATATATATATATATATATATATATTTATATTTTTCAAATATTTAATTACAGATTTATATTTTTCAAATATTTAATTACAGATGTAATTACATGAAACTCAGATTCGAAACAATTTCATTTAATTTCAATATATCGCATCGTTTTGACTTTTCAACAAGAACATGTTCACTAAACATCTCTCGAATGTATTCATGCTTGACCGCGCGTAAATAAATTGGAGAAATGTATCCTGATGGTAAAAAAAAATCACTCGGATATTCATCATAATATAAATTAATGCGTTTAAATATGTACACTGTCATAAAAATAAATCCAAGAGACCAAATATCGTGCGATTTACTGTGCTTTATCCAATTATATTCAAATTTTTGTGGATATTTTATCACATTGTTTCCATTTCTTGTATTTGCAATCGTATTATACGTTTCTGGAGCACAAAATGGAATAGTTCCGCCAGTTGCATTGGTCGTTTTTCCATGAATTCCGGAAAGACCAAAATCAATTAAAAAAATAGACATCTGTGTTTGTTTTTGTTTCGGTATAACCAGTATGTTTCCTGGTTTTATGTCACCGTGCACACAGTCAACATCGTGTAACTCTTTTAAAATGCCGCACATCTGCATAAGCGCGTCATAAACCATTTCCTCAAAATTACCCGTGTGTTTAATGGATTCTATCCATTTATCAAACGTGACCGAGTGTTGAATGCATGGTTGCACGCTATAAAATAATTGCGGAGTTGTCAGTTTAATGTGACAATATATTGGAATTACGATTCCTAAACTTATAATGTCTTGATACTTGTTCCGGTATTTCCGCATAAGAGCAGAACTGACAATATCTTCTCCCGAAAACTGATCATCACCATCATCGATTCGAAACATCAAGTTAAAACATGTGTGTTTAAACATACCATATTTTATTACATTTGGATTTTTATTTTTATCAACTGTACATGGATCGTATTTTTTATACATGACGAAATCTTTTACATATTCATTTTCGCATCCTTTATGAATATTTTCAATCGTATATTTCAACATGAACTTACTCATTTCGTCCCAATAAGTCAAATTATAAAGCTCGGCTTCTTGAACGCATTTTATAATATAATTCACAATTTCATCGACTGTAAAAACGGGAGACGGCGTACCATGTATGTTGACAGCATTTTTATGTTCGTTTTCGTTGTTGTCGTTTTCGTTCGGAGATGGCGATGACGACAATAGTGACACATTTTCTTCATCATTTACATCATTTAAATAAATGTCTGGATACTGTCTATCATTTTTTTTCATTCTGTATTTTATTTTATTTATACGTATATTTTTCTCTATACTGTGATTGATTGTTTTTATTACTATATAACATTTTTAATAGTATTTATTATAGTTTTATAAATACTATTATAAATTTTTATAAATTCAAAAAATTATTTCAAAAATTATTTACAGTTGGTTTATAAATGGTTGGCTTATAACATTTCAAGAATTATTGTTTATAAAATTCAAGCAAACGCGCAGACGGGTCAACATTCGAACAAAATGGATGTCTCCAATAGTAAGGAATAGCATTGTCACTCTTTTCTGGAAAAAAATTCTCAAATATTTTTCTATAGTAGAAACTTTCCTTGTCGTACGGTAAATTCTTCTCATTCTGTATTTTGTTTTTAAGGTCTGTAATTGTCTTTACATACACATCGTATTCAATATCCGATATTTTGGTTTCAACATGTTCTTTTATCATTTGCACCCACGTTCTCCCCGAATTTCCCGACACCCCATCGCTAAACGCTTCTTTGCGCCTCCACAGCAAATCGTCCGGCAAATACCCTTGTCCATCAAACGCCTTTCGAAGCAAATATTTTTCAATTCGCTCGTCGTCAAACCTTTTGTATCGCGGCGGAATTTCCATTGCGTATTTCAAAAATGCCTTGTCTGCAAATGGAACGCGCGCCTCTAATCCCGCGCCTGAAATGGTCTTGTCTGATCGCAGTAAATCAAAATAACGCACATCACGAATCATGCGCTCATTTTCACGCTTGAAATCTTCATCCGATGGCGCCTTTGTGAACCCGCGATACGACCCGAATATTTCATCCGACATGTCCCCGCAAAAAATAACAACATCATCCGAGTTCCGTGAAATATATTTGCTTATCAAATAATTGGGCAATGATGCGCGCACCGATGTCGTATCATAACTTTCAATTTGATACACCGTGTCCTCGATTGCGTCTAAAAATTCCTGTTCTGATAAACACACTTCGTGATGACACGTCCCGAGGTAGTTTGCAGCACGCCGCGCCCACATCAAATCCACCGATCCCTTTAGACCAATACTATACGTGTTAAGTTTAGAAGGGTCCATAAATTTACACATGATTGCAGTAACGAGTGTGCTGTCGAGGCCGCCAGAGAGCAAACACCCCACTGCACCGCGCTCCGACATGAGCCGCTTCTTTACAGCCGACTCTAGAAGCGTCTTAATATTCGCACAAATATTTTCTTCGGTATCTTCAACGGTTTCAAAAACGTAATTGTATGGCACGTACTCTTCTAAAATTGGATCCGCGCGTCTCGCACTATACAATGCGCTATAATAGGGATGAATTATTAGAGTTCCGAACTCGTAAACGCCATAACACCCCGACGGAAACTGACTTATGTAATAACCCATGCAATGATCCATTGACTTTAACTCACTTGCAACCGTGATATCCGCCGCAAATCCAAATTCGGACCCGTAAAACAAGGAACGAATTCCAAACGGGTCTCGCGCAACATACATGGCATTCGAATCGTGGTCTACAAGCGTGAGCGCAAACACGCCGTCCAACCGCTTGAGCGTTTCTTCCATGCCGATTTTGCGATATAAGTGAATGACAATTTCACAATCTGAACCACCCTTGTTATACTCTTCCGCCAAAGCATATTCATCAATGAGCTCTTTATAGTTGTAAATTTCACCGTTGCAAATTAGTGTGCAGTTTTTTAGTTTAAGTGGTTGATTTCCAACACTGCTTAGCCCGTTGATCGACAATCGATGAAATCCGAAACAACGGTGTGAAAAATGGTCTCTCACTTTTTCATGCAAAAAAATAGAATTATCTGGCCCTCGATGACTTGACTTGTAAAAGGTTTGTTGAAGTTGCTTCAGCTTTTTCATATCCAAATATTTAGTTAAACGATTTTCATAATAAAATATGCCACACATTTTTAAATTCTCTTTTTATTAACCGGTTATAAATAGCGCTACGTGTCCGAAAATTTTCAAGTTACATATATATGTCGTTATTTGTCTATGTTGGTTTCATAAATATATTATTTATCCTATTTATTTTATCTTATTTATTTTTATTGCATTTTATACCATTTACACGAATTTATACTACATATTATTTTATTTTTTTTCAATTTTTAAATAAAAAAAATGAATAGAGATTTTGAATTGTTCTCTCTTCTCTCTTCAACATACATATGTAAATTTTATATTTTATTTTTAGAAATCATGCCAACGCCTCCTTCGTAGTGTATAATATATGTTTCCGATTTTCTTGTAATACACATGCCATTGCACTCACAGTCCGTTGAACCTGGACGTTTTGACGTACCCGTGATTTCGCATTTCAGTTGTTGTTCTTGTTTTTTTTCTTTTTTGATGCTTTCAACATTTTTTCGCTGTTCTTCTTCGTGAAATGCGCGTCGTTGTTCGTCTTCATCGTCATTCCATTGATTTTTCACATTTTTCCATTTGTTTTCAGTTATACGACGCTGGTTAAACAATGAAGATAAACACATTTGTGTGTGAATCCGTTTTGCAAGCATGTCGTTGCGAAGACCTTGAGTAAACTTAAGGAACATTATATTCGTGTAATCGTAATCTCTCGCGCTAATCTGAAATATAAAAATATAAGTTTTAAAAAATCAATTTACATATTTATTATTATTTTATTTTTATTTATTTTTTTTTTAATATTAATATAAGTAAAATAATAAATACAAATATTTGTTATATATAATCAACAAAAAATGTTTGGCGTTGTAAATCAACTATACTTGTGCAACCAACAGCGATCGAGAGAATTGAATGATCGAATATCCGCTCGCAATATTCCGTCTGCACCGCTTCAACCGCAATATAGCATGCGCCCCGTGTTGACAAAGTATTCCATCATGCCCATTTTGGATCAGCGCGCAACTCCGCATGTTCCATTAGAACAATTTCCCACATTCAACCCCGAACAAACATTCAATCCCGGCAACGCGCAAGCACCGTGGTCTCTCTTTTCATCCAACGTAAACACGGAATCCATTTTACGCAACCAGGTGTTTGCGCTCCAAAACTGCGAACAAGCGTATTATGTTCCGTCTTCCAAAAGCGACTTGTTCAATGTTCGAGTTCCAGAAAACTATGTGGAACAACCACACCCCGACCTTTTTAATCGCCAGCAATTTTGTCCGCACAATCCAAATGAACATGGTATTGCAAATAAGTTTTTCAATAATTCAACTCGTCATGATATTAAAAATTTATAAATATGGAATTACTTCATTTCTTTTATATTCTACATTCTTACTGCATTATTTTATTTCTTTTTAGGAGCTTTAATAATTTGCATTTTACATAAAAATATTATATATTATAATTATATTATATTTTTAATTATATTATAATGAGTTGTAAACAACAAAAAGGTGGCGGCGTTTTTGACGTTTTTTGTCCTCTATGCAATTTGCCCTTTTATTCCCCGTTTGAAGATCAAAAACCACCCACCGACGATGATGAAGACGAGGAGTTATATGCTTTACGAAATACCAAACTGGATTGGCTGTCAGATGTTTTAGGTGTCGATGACAACACGAGTACCGTTATGGAACTAGAAGGCGACGATAGATATGGACAGTTTCCAATAAAAAGCGGTAAAGATAAAGGCGGACTCTTTGGACTCAGAGATTCTGTTGCGGTGCAAGCTGGAACTGAAAAAAAAGAGGACTACGATGGATTCGGAGCTGCGTTTCACAACGACTGTTTCAAATATATTAGCCAAAAATCAGGAAGACCGATAAGCTACCAACTTGGTGTTGATATTGAACAGAAAATAGAAGATTATTTCAAAGCGCATCCAAAAATGCGAAGAGATGACGACTATCAACAACAGTCATATAATTTCCAAGGAGCACTGGAAGATAACGGCCCTGAATATTTTGTTTCTCCGCTGGAAACGGACGGAAAACATGTTCGACAAATGTTAAGCGATTTTATTCCGAAAAATAAAACGCCGTCGCCGAAAAAAAATAAAACGCCGTCGCCGCCACGACCGGTTCAAGCGGAAGCAAAAGTGGTAGTACAAAGGAAAAAAAAAGGTTCTGCAAGCGGTGCAACAGCAACGGTAGATAACAGTTGCGCATCTCAAAAAGACAAGGTCATCTGTATTAAAAAAAAATGCGTATGGGGCAAAACAAACAGGTGTAGCAAAAAACGAACTACACGAAAACAAAAGAAATCGAAATCAAATACATCCGCAAATACGCACGCATGTCCATCTCATAAAGACAGAAACGAGTGTGTAATGAATAATTGTGTCTGGGGGAAAACAAATCGATGCAGCAAAAAACGCGGTACAAAATAAAATACAAATCCAAATAATGTATAATTTACGTAAAAAGTATAACTATACATTATTCATTTATATAAATGACAAGTAATGATGTAGAGTCGTTTTCAAATTCAAACGGTCCAAGTAGTTTAAATACGATTGATGATGTGACACTGGCATATATGGTAAATACGAGCCAATACGAAAAGTATCTTAAAAAGAATCATATGGATTACGATTCAGTATTCAAGAGAGATATAAGATTTTATAGGAAAAGAATTATCTCATTAACCAAAGATTTATTTAAAAATCAGAATGAAACAGATAAAAATCAAAATTCGGACGCAACAATGGTGGGCGCATTCAACATGTATATGCGTGCGTGCATCTCTTATTTAAAATTTTCAGACCAAAGCGAAACCATACAAAAATGCTACGTGTGTCTAGGAATAACCGACGGTAACCAATCGAATCAAAACATAAAAAATCAAAAATGCATATGCAAAAATAAAAATGAAAATGAACTTTTTGAATTAAACAAAGCAAACGAGCTATGTTTTAAACCAAAAGAAGTGAAGAAAATTACGCTCGATAATTACGTGATTCGAAAAAATGTGAAAAAAAGTGAACCAGTTGTATATCCACAACAATTTACATTTAATCCGAGAGATCCGGCATGTAAACACAAGGGATTAAAACCAAAACCGCCATCAAGGTCCCAGTCGGTAGAAAAAATACGAATGGAATCGGATACTCACAATGTAAATGTAGTAAATGTAATTGTTGATGATGATAATTTAAAAAAAGTTACCAACATTGAAGATGGAGAGAATGGAGAGAAAAATATAAAAGATTCAAATGAAAAAATAAATGAAAAAATAAAAAAAAAGAAAAAACAGAAAAAGGTTTCTTTTGATGTAACAAATTATATCGATAATATATAATAACTATATTTAGGTTGTTTATAAATGATGTCTCAAAATAAAATCGGACAAAATAAAATCGGACAAAATGAAACTGGACAAAATGAAATCGGGGGAACAAGAACAAAAAAGTCAAACAATGCAAACAATGTAAACATGGATCGTGAATTTAAGAAGTTATCGTGCGGACCAACCCAAGAAAAAAGTTTCACGTGTTATACGACCGGCGCTTTGATGCATCTTAGAGACACTTGGAATGCGCGACACCCAGACGCCGCAATACAAAGCAACGATGTTGAAGAAATATGGCACGCATTAAAGTCGGGATTCGGTAACGTGTGCAATAAAGAATCATGCTGGTTGCGCCAACTCGCATCCGCATCCAAAGAAGTTAAAAATTTATTCAACTATTTTGCACCCGAAAGTCCGAAAACATGGAAAAAAAATCCAAACGAGTGGCTGTCCAGCATTGATATTACAAAAGTGATGAAACAATATGAAGATAAGTTTCCATCATTTGAATTTTTGGGTCCCTCTCCAATTGATTTTGATAAAACACCGAAAGGAGAGAGTTCGTGTGTTTTCGAGGAGCTATGCAATTTTGAATTGAAAACTTATTTGAATCCGGCCGATCCAAAACATAAAATCGGAATTATTTTCAACACAGATCCTCATTATTTAACCGGATCGCATTGGATCTCTCTATTTATTGACATGAAAAAACAGTTTATCTTTTTCTTTGATAGCACTGGCGATGCGCCTCCAAAAGAGGTTACAAGATTTGTGAAAAAAATCATAAAACAAGGCAAAGCGTTGGGTCTACATTTCAAATACTTTGTGAATAACAAAGAACATCAGAAACGTAACACGGAATGCGGAATGTACTCACTCTTCATGATTATTAACTTACTCAAAGAAACACGAACACCGGAAGATTTTTTAACAACTCTTTTTACAGACAAAGAAATGGAGAGATTTAGGGGTATATTTTTTAATCATGAAGAAGTGTAATATTTGATATAATATGTATAATATTATTATAATATGTAATATTATTATGTACTATACTATACATACATTAAAATAATATATATATATTAAATAATTTTTATATTATAAAAATTGATTTTTTTATAATATAGAAAACTGTATATTAATCTCATCACAAGTATAAATTAAAATGCAAGACACAGTCAATTCAACCTCTGTCAGTGCTCCTCTGACTCCTTTGCCTTTGCAAATTGGAGAACAAGAATATTATAATTCAAAGGATTTGCAAGCTTATAAACCCGAATTTTATTATGGATGCACGTCCAAACCAAGAAACATTATTACGAAAAAGAAAATTCCAAAGGAAGAATACGTATATGCGACATTTGAGAAATTAACAAATAAATGGAACCCCACCGAAGAATCATGCAAAAAAGCCCAGCTCCTGATTTCAAAACAATGGGTGGATGAGAATTATTTCAAACCATCCTCATCCTCATCAACAATTGAAAAAAATAAAATTGTCGTGATGAAAAAAAAAACTTTACAACCACAACAATCACAACAATCACAACCACCACAAACACCACAAACACCGCAGCGCGACTCAGAAGTGTTACCTGTTCATGAATATGAAGAAGAAGAAGAAGTTTTGGAAGAAGAAAATGGACATCAACAACAAGAGGTTGAAAATGCTCCGCCAATACTATACTTGGATGATGTTGAAAAATTCCATGACGCAGATGGAAATGTCATTGAAATTGAAACGCGAGGTGAAAGGGACAGAAAAAAAATTTACTTTAAAGTCAAAGATGTGAGTGTTGGATTTGGAATGCCAAGTTTATCGAAAAATATATTGCGTCATAAGTATGTTGATGTTGAAAACGGATATGAATATGGACTTCATTATAAAGCGTTTAAACGCGTCCCCTCAGGGGAAACGAATAAACAAGAAATGGCATTATACTTGACATATAAAGGTTTGTTGCGCGTTTTATTCGTGTCTCGAAACAGAAACGTCGATAAATTTCAAGATTGGGCAGAGGAAAAGCTCTTTACCATTCAGATGGGAACAAGGGACCAAAAGATGAAACTCGGCGCCGAAATTTTAAACACATCTCCGCGCACATTAAAGGCGATTTTCGATAAACACGCCGCGACATTCCCGTCCATTTATTTAATGTCGCTCGGAAAAGTGCGCGAACTGCGCGAAACATTTGGAATCCCTGCCGATAAACCCGATGATTCTACAGTATACAAGTTTGGTTTCACAGAAGATTTGGCTCGCAGAGTGATTGAACTTGAAAGTGACTATTCAAAGTTTCCAGGTGTTACAGTGCATCCTGCAATATTTCAATTTATTGATACAAAATACACATCAGAAGCCGAAAATGAAGTGCGCGAAACGTGCAGTGTAGATGAAGTGCGCGTCAAAAAAACGACACAAGGAAAAAATGAGCTCATTGTTCTTGACGACAAGCAGTTTGCCAATATGAAGAAAACGTATGGACGAATTGGACTCGAATTTGCCGGTGCAACACTCGGACTTCAGAAACAGATTGCCGAATTGAAAGAGAAGATAAAGGATTATGAAAATGAGATTGTGCGTCTCAAACTAGAGATTGAATACAAGGACAATCTTCATAAAAAAGACATTGAATTGAAAGATACCGTGATTGAAAACTGGAAACTGAAGCACCAATTAGCGACATCGGCATTTTCGTCTCCGAATTCTGAAAGAGAATTTGCTATGGTTCGGTGTTAAAATGAAACGAAATGGGATAAGTAGCACATTATTTCTGTAATAAATCAGGTAAGTAGATATTAAAAATATTATTTTTTATTCGAGTTTTATATTTGAGTTTTACATTCGAGTTTTATATTTGAGTTTTATAAAAATAATATTTGTAAAATTATATAGATAGAGAGATTGAGAGATATTGGAAATAAAATCGATTGATATTTAAAATAAGAAAATGAAAATTAGAGAGTATAGCAGAAAAAAGAATAGGTTGCGTAAAATACCAAATCGTTATATTCCCCAGCACTTGTCAAGTAAAGATAAACAGCTTCAATTAAAAATGTTGAAAAGATCGAGACGAATGTATAAAAATAAAAAATATTTTACCAGGAAAAAAGTGGCATCCTTTAAAAATAAAAAATCGTCTCACATTCAAAATGCAGAACGAATATACGGTGTAAAAAATGTAATTCCAAGCAAAGAACTTGCACGAAAAACCGGGTGTTCTTTAAACGCACTCAATCAAATTGTCAAAAAAGGCGAAGGCGCTTACTATTCTTCAGGGTCAAGACCAAACCAAACTGCACGCTCATGGGGACTAGCGCGTTTAGCAAGTTCCGTTACCGGCGGAAATGCCGCGATTGTCGATTTTCATATTTTAAAAGATGGATGTGATCATAAAAATAAAGCATTTATTCTTGCAAATAAACGCATTAAATAAAAATAAAAATAAATAAAATATAAAAAAAAATAAAACTATATAATATAAAATTAAACAAAATAATATTATATAAAGTATATAAATAAAATGTTGACACGTTCTTTCCGAACTAACGTTTCACAAATGTCGAGTAAAGAAAAAACAGAATGGATAATGAAAGCCGTAAATGAAATTGAAACATTAGAAGATAAGTTGAAAACATATAGACGAAAAATAATAAATCTTAATACACAAAATCAAGAACTTAAAGACGAAAATAAACATCTTGCTGCACAACTTGGAACAACTTCAAATCAATATGAAGGCGAACAAATGGACGACGAACGAACTCCATCTCCAAGAACACCACATTTGTCTCCAGTTAAAACGGAAGATGTTATTAAAAGTGTTGAACGACGACTATATATCACGCCTCGTAGTCGTAGTCCTAGTCGTAGTCGTAGTCACACTCGTGCAAAAAAAGGAGGTTCCAAAAAGTCACGAAAAATGCGTATAATTAAACATTAAAATAATTTGTATATTGTAAAATGTATAGTTATGTTCTTTATAAAATATAATTCACATCTAGCGAATTATATTTTTTCATTTATTTTTAATCTATCTTCTACCACGATGTCCACCACGACTGGCATCACCTGACCTAGAAAACGAATGACGTGTTTCCAAGTCGGAAGTGGAAGAAGTGCGTCTCAAAACCGGCACATAAGAATCATTTTCTCCTTCTTCTTGACCACCGTTCTGGTTTTGACGCGACTCATGTCGTGTCTCGCACATCAATTTTCCTCCAAACATTCCGGTCACATTCACTGCTTGACAAGCGTGCTGACCGTTTGCAACGTTTGAAACATTGAACTCAACATATTCGCCTTGGACAAGAAATCGATACTGCTCCTCTGTGACTTTGACATTCGAGTGATGAACGAAAATCTCACTTCCAACCTTGAGTTCACTTCCTGCTTCACTTTTGACGACTGTCAAAAAACCAAAACCCGTCTTCATATTGAACCACTTTACACATCCTGCCAATTTATTGTCACACACTGTTGTTGCCATTTTATCTCGAAGATAACTTGCTTATACCATTATTATTGAGACATCTTTAAGTATATTTGAATATATATTATTATATTATTATTATTATTATATTATATTATTATATTATTATTTTTATGTAGTTGTTTATATGAATATAAAATAAAAATAAATAAAATAATTATATGAAAATTTGTATAAGACGAATGTATATTATACTGTAAAAAAATACCGACAATCCGTTTCGATTGGATGACCTCGGAGTTATGAGCCCACAAAGTGAAACGGCGCGCTGCCTCTGCGCCATGTCGGTTGTTGTTAGTACCACCCATCGGTATCGATCCGATGCTCGCCTTTTAATGAGAAAGAGATAACCATCGAAAGATCGGACATGTTGACTGTCTTGGTTTTATTCGACGATAAGCCGCTCGCCATGAGAGTGGTTTGGTGAAAGGGACATGCTGTCCCCTTTGACCCCTTGCCTTCTGTCTTTTTTGTTGTGTCTTAAATGTAAAGGAGGGGTTGAAGGGGAACTTTGGGTTCCCCGAATACCGACAATCCGTTTGGAAACGGCGCGCTTCCCATGCGCCATGTCGGTTTTGTTAAGTGCTCCAGTGCCTTGATGCACCTGTGCGATGTGTGGATAAGGAACTGTAGAGTCCCTTAAATACCCCTGACACGTTTCGATCGTGTGTCCTCCGGCTCATAAGGCGATAACCATCTGTCTGTCGGATGTTTACATATCATAATGGCGACTGACGGTGTTTACGGCGCGCTTCCTCTGCGCCACAGGGGTCTTTTTATATCCGAATTGTGAAATCTGGTTTGTTTTAACTGAAAATTCACAATGATCGTCGCAGGATTCGAACATGACTCATATTGATTGGTGAATTGTTTATTGTTCAAATCGCAGATTACCACTCGGCCAAGCGCCGCTTTTGTAATCACTGCTTGAAATGAATGCATCCGAATCTATATATAAAGATGTCAGAAAAAAATTTATGAAAATGTTGATCTATACGAAATACGATAGAAACATTCATGTATAAATAAAAAATAAAATAAACGTTTTTGTATTTTTATTTTATTTTTTTTATTTTTTAAATATTTTTATATTTTTACATTTTTACATTTTTACATTTATCATTATCTCTCCAATCTCTCGACATTTCATAATCATAAACATATTCTATAAATGGATCTTGGCGTATTCCAATTTTGCATTTTTATTTTTGATTTTAGGAGAAAGTTTTAGAGAGATTAGAGAGAAAACGAGATTAGAGAAAAATGTTGAAATGATTCATTCGAAATATAAAAAGAAAATATTTTTTAATTATAATTATAATATAATAATAATAATTTTAACGATATTTTTTTTATAAAAAATGATTTCATCACTATTAGGAGGATCAACAAGCGTTAAAGAAATATTTTCGCCAAATTTAGAATCGTTTTCATTATTTTCTTCTTCATCATCTGCAATGGATGCATCTGGAAACCCGCCACCAACAACAGCGTCAGATGCATCCGTTGCAGATGCAGATTCTTCAAATAGTAATAGTACAAATAATTCGAATAATTCGAATGGTACTGATAGCTCTAATATTGTGACCGATTCAGACGACGGCTCTGAAAATAATAATATAAATCCGTCGATTGCACCATATACCGACTTTTTTAAGAGTTTATTTTTTTTGTTTATTCAAATTTGCATTATAGGATACCTGGGTTCGTCATTTTTAACACTGGTTCACATGTCAAACTCAATCAAATTTTTAAATGCATTTATGCCATCAGATGTGAATGCGTACCCGTATTGCGCTCCATCTGATTCGAGTTTGGGAGGTTTAGGTGCCCAACGTGTTGAAATTGATGATGACGCATTATTTTCTTTCGGATTTCCCTATAATCTGTATTGCGAACCAGGAGACGATGAAGGAAACACGTGCTCTAAAACATGTGGTGTCATAAAACGAGAAGTAAATTTAAGTTCATTTTTTGGATACACTCCATTTTCTTTCTGGCTTGCCATGTCCTCTAAAAATACGTATGCCGTGTTTAGAACAATTATTAAAACGATTTGTAGAAACTTGAACTCGGTTGTTCGAGAAGACCAAGACGATAGTTACAAAATTTTAGAAAACATTGTAATGATAATTGGGATTATTTTTATTTTTATTTTTGGAATCTTCTCGGGATTTATTGGATTCTTTTTGACGTATGCGTTTCAAATATATAATTCCGGATTTGTAATGTTTGGTCTCGCATGGACATTCGGGCTTTGTTTCTTATCATGGATACCGCCCCTTTTGAATTTTTTTGGATACATTATTCAATCCATCATCATGTTTTTATGGGTTCCGTTTATGCAAGTTAATCCAAACACACAATCCAAAATAGTGTTTGAAATATTTAAAAATAAAAAATCTTTAATGATGCTGTTGTTTTGTTTGGGAATGATAATGAATGCATTTACATATTTAAGCGACAATGAACCGTATTACGTAATATTTGCAGTTGCACTGTATCTGATCAACATGTATTTATTATAATTATTACTAATTACAATTACTATAGTTCCATTTAACATATATAAATGAATAATAAGTTAATAATAAAATAAATCTAAAGATAAAATCACATATATCGTTAATACATGTGATTATGAATTCCGAATTACCGTTTGTTAGTATATGCACACCAACATTTAACCGAAGACCATTCATTCGCAATTTAATAAAATGCGTTGACAGTCAAACATATCCCAGAGAGAAAATGGAATGGATTATTATTGATGACGGAACCGATAAAATTGAAGACATGGTTTCTCATCACCCACTCGTTTCGTATTTTAAATTCGATAAAAAAATGTCTCTCGGAAAAAAACGAAACGTAATGCATAAAAAAACGCGCGGATCTATTATTGTCTACATGGACGATGACGATTATTATCCACCAGAGCGGGTGTCGCATGCTGTAGAAATGTTACAGAAAAATCCGTCTGCATTATGTGCCGGCAGCAGTGAAATGTATATTTATTTCAAAGATACAAATCAAATGGTTCAATTTGGACCCTATGGACCGAATCATGCCACAGCGGGCACATTTGCATTTCGAAAAGAGTTGTTAAACGGCCATCAATACAATAATGATGCGTGTCTAGCAGAAGAACGAGAATTTTTAAAAGGATACACCGTTCCATTTGTTCAGTTGGATTCGATGAAGACGATTTTAGTATTTTCGCATCGCCATAATACATTCGATAAGCGAACGTTATTGAAAGACCCGTTTAGTAATGTGATGCGTCTCTCTCAAAAGACGGTGCAAGATTTCATTGCAGATGTCAGCATTGTCGATTTTTTTATGAATCTTGATGCAACACTTGTTGCGTATTCTCCTGGCGAACCCAATATGAAACCGGATGTAATGAAGGAAACAGAAATATTAATAAAAAAAAAAGAAGAAATGAAACGAAACGCAATTGAAAAACAAGGCGAACAAATAAAACGATACGATGAAATTGCAAAAACAAATCCCGAAATATTTCAACGCATCGATGGTCAGCAAAAAATGATTTTTGAGCTACAAGATGAAAACTATAAACTGAAAGAACAACTTGGGATAATAAAAGAACTTTATGGAAAAGTACTTCGAGAGAATGCTGAATTAAAAAAAAGATGATAATATAAATATATAAAATACATACATACACATAAACAATTTAATTCGTGACAATTTATCACCGACGCGACGACGACGGATTGAAACTATTACTTTATTACTTACTCCTCAAAAACTTTCAACATGTGCAATAGATTTATAAGTATCAAAAAGGCAAAGTCAAAATGGATGGACTGAAATTCCTTTTGAAGAGTCAAGTATATGAACAAGATAAGAAATACAAACATCAACGAATATGTGCTCATTTGTTTTTTTGTTTTCACTCGTGACTCTTCTTCGTCTTCGTCTTCTTCTTCTTCATCTTCTTCATCTTCTTCGCCTTCTTCATCTTCTTCGCCTTCTTCGCCTTCTTCATCTTCTTCGCCTTCTTCTTCGTCTTCATCTTCTTCGCCTTCTTCTTCGTCTTCTTCCTCCTCATGATTCCCTTCGTCTTCCTCTTCTTCTTGTGACGAAGAATCGTATTCTTCTTCCTCGTCTTCCGTTTCAGAGTCACTTGAACAAACATTTCCCCCACTTTCTTCACGTTTGCATTCATATTTCTCTTTCATCAATCTATTATAAAGTGAAAACATTACGTATTGACCTTTTTTTGAAGACCAGTATCCAACTTCATCATTCGTGTCGACATCGTATAGATAAGGAACATTTCCTTTTGACTTTATGTAATAGGGATGACCATTAATCTCCATTTTCACTGTTCCGGTTTCAGACATTATTGACAAGAGTAAATTGATGTGATGCGATTTGCTTACTGTATACAATATTGAAGGTTATAGATTTCAATTTTTATTATAATCCTTGGTCTTGAAATTTATAATAAAAAATAAAATATAAATATAATAATAAAAGTAAGAATATAGTTTATAAAGAATGGTTTTTTTATTTATATTAGATATGGTATCCAGTATTTTTTGTAAATGCGTATTTAAAGTAGGATCATGGGTGGTATACCAATCATATAATGGAGTGTATTATTTATACAATAATAGAGGTAAAGCAATAAATAAAAATGAGAATATTCAGACGGAAAATAAAAAAATAAAAATGGATGATTTATCGCCTTATGTAATTTTAACAGAAGAAGAATATGATATTTTAAAAAATGGAAATGAAAAAAAATGTAAAATACACAAACGAAATGTTTCGTCATTGACAAAAAAAATGGTGGCAAGTAACCAACAATGGAAATGTGGATCGTGCAGTCAAACTCTCGATTACACTTACGAAATCGATCACCACATTCCACTATTTAAAGGAGGCAGCAATGAAGTGAGTAATTTAATCGCACTTTGTAGAAATTGTCACGGAAAAAAAACATTACTTGAAAATAATAATATAAAATAAATATAAATAAAATATCATCAAATTATTATAAAATTATTATAAAATTATTATAAAATTATTATAAAATTATTATAAAATTATTATAAAATTATTATATATTTGTTTAATATAATAGTTAAAAGATGGTTTATATTAAAGGACGCACTTTGTGCCGAGGAAAATGCCCTCTTCCCGTATTTCAATATAATATTGATGATGCCAATACGAGTTTGGTGCCAAGATATGTAAGAAACACCATTATTATCAACACATCGCGATTTCAGGGCGGAGGTCGAGTGCAATTTGCGAATCAACAACTGAATGCATTTGGAAAATGGGCCGGATGTCCAGGCGGTTCGGGACCCGGATACTCGTCTACGAACCGTTATGTTCCGTATCAAAATTGTAGCGTTGGTCCGGCAATCGGAGGTCCTCAAGCGACATGTTTTTCGCGCTGCTGTTGAACTTACTTACGAAATACTCTTCGGCCGGATGCAAGAGTGCACCAACCCCGCTTTTACTGTGAATCTCTCGAACCACATCATTAAAAATACTATACTTATTCTGATTTAGCATTCCGCAAATATACGCGTCGATTTCATTCTTGGTTGGATTATCGTTTTTTGGAATTAGTTGCACCATTTTAATTTTTATAATAATAATAATATAACAAAATGTAATTCAATTTAATGTTTTATATTAAAATATGTTTAATATATTTTACATAATTTAATATAAAATTAATTCACGTAAACTATATTATTTTCTTATGATACATTATAAATAGATATTTATAAATATTTAGAAGTTTTATTTAATAAAAATGGTAAAGAAAGGTTCTGATGGAATGTACCACCTCGCCGGACATACGTATTCTGTCGTTCGAGGTTCCAGATCTCAAGTCATGCACGGCACCGCATATAAAACTGTAGGCGGTTTGACCAAAAACCATCTCATGTACAACAAGTATGGGCGAATCGTTTCCAGGCGCAAACACGCAACCGCCAAACGCGAAAATCGTCTCAAAAAAGCCGGTTGGGTTCCAATTGGAAAAGGAAAATTCGGTTCCGTTTTTATTGGCGACAAAGCCAAAAAAACGCGTAGCAAGAAATCTCATCGCCGCAAGTCACACAAAAAACATTAATTTTTTCATAAATGACATCTAATAATTTAAAGGTATAAAATTAAGAGGAATCGAGATTTTAATTTAAATAATTTTTTATTTAAATATTATTTAAATTAAAATATATTTTATGTGGTATTATGTATAAAATATAAAATATAAAATGGGATACACGAGAGATGAAAAAACCGGGTTATACAACATTAAAGGAAACACGTACCAAAAAATTCGCGGATCTAGAACGCAAGTCATGAATGGAACTGCGTACATGACAACCGGCGAACTTACAAAAAATCAACTGGTTTACAGCAAAGAGGGATACATTGTCAGCAAAAAAAAACACATTACCGCAAAAAAGGAAATGCGGCTTGAAAAATATGGATACTTTACCAAAAAGGGCAAATTTGGTTCAACGAAACGAAAATCAAAGGGGCGGCGTTCAAAGAAAATGAAAGGTGGAGATAAAGAAATGAACGATCAAAATGAAAATTAAAATGAAAATCAAAATGAAATGCAACAGAAAATAAGATGTTTTAGGAAATTGGATAAACCAAACGTGAATATAATTATTCCATCTATTCCGACTCTAAAACAAACTGGTTTAGAACAAAGTTGATACCATAATATGTGCATGAAAATAAAACGCTTATAAAAAGCAGTCCAGAGAGATTATGGTTACCATCCTTGTTAAAAATGCTGGGCAAATATAAAAGCAAGTATTTGCGCATAATTGGCAACTGAAATGTAAAATAAAGAATCGCTAAAAGAATCGGCACTTGCAGTGTGTCATAAATGACGTCGAGTGATTCTGATTGGTTTGCCGATCGAGCACGATGGTCCATAAAGGACCGAGTGTTTTCATGGTGATCGCGGATATAATCCACGTGATCTCTTGGAATGTAATTTGGAACAGTTTGTTCATCCGATACGATGGGTTCAGTATTTCGGGGAACATCGCGAATAGGTAAAGCGGTTAACCCGGAAGACGTAGCGCGCTGCAATCCCGACACAAACTCATTTACATTCATATTTGATGCAACGGTTGTTTGTGGAGGAGGGCCTTGTTGTTGTTGTAATGGTGTTTGTGCACCAGCAATATTTGGATTATACGTTTGAATAGGAATTTCGAGTTTCTGATTCTGATTTTGATTTTGAACAATTCCGGATCCCTGAATTGCCGGAACTCCAGGCAAGTCGTCAATACTTGTTGTGTCGGTCATAATTCCTTAATTCTTTTTTATAAATATTTTTTTATGTTGTATTTTTTTTATGAATAATTTTCTTCTAAATATACGGAATAAAATTATACTATACCATATTACGCAATCCGTTGCCCAATTCCACCGTTTTTTTATTTTGGTCGCATTTTTGGGTCGAAATGTTGTACTTGTAACATTCCTTTCCATACTTGTAAATTTGTCCACCGGTTACATCTTTAATTGGTGGCGATTCAAAATGAATGCAGTTTCCATCTTTGCACGCTTTTCTAAATAGCGCGGCTAGTCCAAGTCCGAGAATAATTGATATAACGTATTTGCTATTTGACTTGTGCATCCATTCTTGTATGTTGATCATGATTTGATTTTATTGAGTCCTCTTATTATTACACGTTATTTTTATTTTTGCTTTAATCATCTATAAAAATATTTTTTATCTGTTATATATATTAAGTGAAATACTAACTCTCATAACATTAAAATATTAATAAAATCACTAGATACAACAATATTAAACAAATAACATTATGAAATATCTCTCTATAAAAGTATTCATCCTAAGTTTTCTTGTAGGCATGTTGTTCATTCACTTGTCTTCACCATCTCAGCGTTCAGTTGTCGTGTACCCAACAGTTGATAACCAAGACATCTTTCAATACAAGGATGTGGCTGACAACTGTTTTACATTTAACCCAAGCGTAGTCAAGTGTCCTTATTTAGATAACAATGTTAACGTGATTCCGCCTCAGGTATGAAAAACGCATCTATAAACTGCATATGCGTTTGTTCTGTCTATAATTACTAACCGTGTTGGTCTGACTGCAAATTGGCGGCTGGTATTTGTTTTTAAGGAAAAAAGGCGTATCACCGCTTCCAGTAAATCTGCACGCACTTGCCGCCTCGTTTCCAAACGCGGTTCTAAGAGAATTGGCATTTGTATTGATTGCGTTCAGTTTTAATCTCTCAATTCGTGTGCTGCTATCCACCGCACCTTGAACTGAATACTGGCGATTATTCGGTTTAAAAATAACAGTGGATGCGCCACCAGTGTTGTCACATGCATACGGGTTTATGCGCGGCTGATACGTGTCGCCCGTTCGATACACTTGAGGGCCGTTTGCGCTGCTATTTGGCCACAGTAGCTCAGAATCGGCGCCAGTATTTGCCGCGCGATAAATGGACGCATTCTGTTGGTACGTTTTACAACGGGATTTTAGGTATCCGGTCGTGTCGGAATAATACGCTCGACTCAAAAGTGTTGACGCGCTCCGAATCACGTTATTTTGCGGATTGCAACAAATGCGCTTGGTCTCGTAAATTCCGGTATTGATTTCGTATGCGTTATTTCCTTGACCAATGCTTATAGAACCTTGGTTTTCAACAGTGGTGCCCGATGCTTTTCCATTGTCACCGAATTGCTCGCTAATCGTATAAGAATTTCCGCCGGGTTCAACGCACTTGCAGTCGGAATTATAACCCAGATACGAAACCGCGCCCGGACGGTCCATGAGAAGTCCAACTGTCGCGGTTCTTTTTACTGATGATGCATTTGAAACTGTTTCTAACGTGTTGGAAGCGTTGGCGACCGTGGTGGGAACATGTTGTCGTCTCCAGTGTTTGATAGGACGCGCTTTAAATTCCGGGCCTTTAAAATTATCCTGGTTTATATTTGAGGGAACGCCATTTGTATTCGGGCGATGGAGTCCAGGGACTGAACTGTTTGCCGTGTCGACCTTGGTAGCATAATGAGGCACTTTTGTTGTAGTTAGTGAATTGGATGTCCTAAAGTTTAAGGGAGCATTCTGTTTTGGAGTATTTACAACCATTTACTATTTTACTATAATAACTATGTATATATTATGTCTTATAATATATATATTTTAGATAATAATTTATATATTTATAACTTTATATTACATATAACTTGGAATTGCATCAATATCTAAAATCGTCATTGATTTTTTCACACTCTTTTGTGGAATTTCATACTGTGTAAAAACGGCATGTTTCAGCAGCTGTTGTGACGGAACTTTATTGTGAACCGTTCTTGCAATCATTTTATACAATTTAAAATCGGGATACCTGTCAATTCCGCTTTGTTTATACAAAATATTGCGCCCATTGTCATCCGTAATCCAGTCAACAACAAGCGCAACCAGTCGACTTTTTTTGCACTCGGCTTCCACATTGTCAATATCATCAATGAAAAAATCAAAAAGAGAACATCCTAATCTACACAAATCGAAACTGTAATTCGGTTCAACAAGCGGTTTCTTGTCGTTATAATACGGTTCACAGTTGTATTGAGTCGCGGCATCTCCGCTCTTGTGAAAGCTATCACTGCACACCAACTTTGAATTAAACTTGTAAATGGCACGACCAAAATCAATAATTTTAAATATTCTACCAAACGTCGGAACCTTGTAAAACTTATTATTAAATAAATAATATACAAACTTTTTATCCGTTTCATTGAACATGACATTATTCGTGTGTAAATCATTGTGCGTAAATGCAAACGCTTTTTGATACGTTGCAAGCGTCATTACAATCTGCATGAGCGCGGCTTCCCATTCTTCATCAGAAAGCGCGTCTTCTACCATCAGGTCGTCGAGTGTTTGTTTGCAGCGTTCAAGCGCAATTACTTCCACTGGAAAATTATAAATGGTGGCATTCATAATCTCTTCTTCCTCTTCTTCTTCATCTTCTTCTCCATGTTCTCCTTCATCGTATTCTTCACTGCTATGATCGCTACCATCGCCATCTTGACTACCGTCGTCGCTCATATTATATAGAGATTCATTCGTTGTATGTGACGAGCGCGAAGAACACGACGACGTTGATGACGATGACGCATCATCTGCATGATGACAGTCAATTTTTATTACATGATTTCCACTTTCATTTTGCTGATCTTGGGTTTTCCTTTTTCCTTCTTTATCGTTGTCGTCATCAACATTAAAAATGTCAGAATTAGACACATCGACGAGTGAAAGTTCTTCTACTTTATTATTTTTCGCTTCCTCTTCCTCTTGCTCTGACTGTAACTGCAATTCTTCCGCCGCAATCTCGACAGAATTCAATATTTTTATTTTAGAATTCCTACTTTTTGTTTGTTTTCTATTTTTCTCTCTTCTCTCTTGATTCCATTCTGAAAACTTTTCACATTCTGACTCGTCGTAATAAAAGAGTAGTCCGTTTTTATCTTTGAAAAAAGCATTCCTCATCAAATATTCTTGATCGTCAATTATATTCACAATGAAATCTTTTTGAATCGCCAAGTAGGAGCCATAAAAATCAATGCCGTGAATAAAATCATGCGTGTGTAGCAGCTGACTCGATAAGTACGAGAAAAAACCGTCCACATAGGCGGAATTATTCGGGTCCAGAACCTTGGAATGACAATAATGTTTTACGTCATCGCCCTTTTCAGAATTAGAACTGGAATTACACGACGAGATTGGCAAAGAATGCAATTCTGGAAGATGGAGTAACGCTTCGTTTTGTGTATCATAACTGCCTGCCAAGTATTTTATCGGATCCAAAAGTGGAGAGAATTTGAAAAATACAGGAACGTTTACAATACCATCATCATCGCCATCCTTTTTTTTAACATTTGCATTTGCAATGTTTTTAAAGTGTCGTTCTTCGGATCCAGATCCAAGTCCACTAGTAGATTCAGAGTAAGTAATCGACATCGACTGTATACTAAACGTTTGATTCAAATTAATAGAATTATAATTCGTATCATTTAGTGAAAAAAAAGTAGAATACAGCGGAATAAAATTCTGACAATGAGAAAGTCCCATGCGTGTTTCTTCTAAATTTTTAAGAAGATTCTCATTCTTTGGCTTTTGATAATATAGTTCAAATGCATTTGAATTTACTTTTGTGCATGTCATTTTTAGAGAGATTGAGAGAAAAATGTTAAACTAAAATAATTGATAATTATTAAAATGAAATTAATACTGTCTATACATAGAAAAATACAAGTATTTAAACTTATTTTTCATAAGAATATTTCTTTTTATAGTTTTATACCTTAAATATTGCCTTGTGTCGATCTGCATCCTCCATTCGTGTTCTTGTACCGAGAAATTCGAAATACTTTTTAGCTAAATGATACTCCTTCGGCTTTTTATCCCGCAATACTTCTAGTCGTACCTTCATAATCATTCCCACTTGCCATATGCGTTTGTGTGTATACTTTTTATCCTTGTAAAGTCGCTCCAATTTGCGAATGGTGGCCTTTACATCATCCACCGTTTTATACTTTATGTGTATCGTATCTCTCGGATTTTTATCAATATACACATCAAATGATTTTTTAGGGTCATTCGGATTGTATAAGAATTTCCTTGTCTTACCATTTTCACGTTTTTTATATTTTTTTACAGAAATCTTTGACATGGGATTTGTCTTATGTTGTCTTATGTTGTCTTATATTATATTAAAAAAATGAGTTTAAATTACCCAAATATATTATTTCATTATATCATATTGATATTTTATATTTATTCATATTCGCATTTATTATTATTTCTCTCTTCTCTCTACTTTTTGAAAATATAAATCCAAATGAATTTAGAATTAGGAAAATTCGATATGCGCTCCATCAGCTTTAGACCCGACGAAAATAAAGGCCCCGTTATCGTCCTCATCGGTCGTCGTGATACCGGTAAAAGTTTTTTAGTAAAAGACCTCATGTATTACCACCAAGACATCCCCATTGGAACCGTCATCTCAGGCACAGAAGCAGGAAACGGATTCTTCGGAGAACACGTGCCAAAACTATTCATCCATGACGCATACAATACCGCCATCATTGAAAATATCCTGAAACGACAAAAAGCAGTCCTGAAACAAGTCAAAAAAGAAATGGAATCATACAAACGGAGCACCATAGACCCCCGAACTTTTGTGGTCCTGGACGATTGCTTGTTCGATAATAAATGGACCCGCGACACTATGATGCGTCTCCTCTTTATGAATGGTCGACATTGGAAGATTATGCTGGTCATCACAATGCAATATCCTTTAGGCATTCCGCCCAATTTGAGAACCAACATTGATTACGTGTTTATCCTGCGAGAGCCGTATATTGGTAATCGAAAACGAATCTATGAAAATTATGCGGGTATGTTTCCGACTTTTGAATCCTTCTGTCAGGTGATGGATCAATGCACTGAAAATTTCGAGTGTTTGGTGATAAACAACAACGCCAAATCGAATAAGCTACAGGACCAAATTTTCTGGTACAAGGCGCAACAGCACGGGCCGTTTAAACTTGGTAGTAAAGAGTTCTGGGAGATGAGCAAGGATTTAAATTCCGATGACGAAGAAGAGTCATATGACCCGAAAAATATTAACAAAAAGGGTTCAGGACCTAAAATTAATGTGCGAAAAAATAAATGGTAATTAATATTGCTTTTGATTTTAAAAAGCAAAAGCAACACAAATAAAAATAAAAATTGAAAAAATAAAATCAAAAAGCAAAACAATATAAAGACAACAACAGAATATACGTATAAAATGCAAGGAACCGAACAGAAAGAGAGTATTGACATTGTCGGGTTGATAGAAAGCAACCCTGTTGCAATGTTACATGCAAATAACCAGTCAAAACTGGTTGAAAAAATAAAAACAAAATTTACAAGTTATGAACAGCAGTTATTTATTTCAAGCTTCTATTGTTATTTCAAGTATAATCCAAAGACCGACTTTGTCATTGACCTTGATAATGTATGGAAATGGTTAGGTTTTGTACAGAAAGTTAATGCGAAACGACTATTAGAGAAAAATTTTACAATTGAAAAAGATTATAAATGTTTGCTTGTCCCGTCGGAAGAGCAAACAAAATCAAAATTAACTCATTCTACTGATCCAGGAGAAGTAAAAAAAAACAATCGAGGTGGTCACAACAAGGAAACATTCATGTTGAATATTGAAACCTTTAAAAAATTCTGTTTAAAAGCAGGAACAAAAAAAGCCGATGATATTCATGATTATTTCATAAAGATGGAGGAGGTATTTCATGAAGTTTTAATGGAAGAAAGTGAAGATTTGCAAAAACAATTATTATCAATTGAAACCGCCAAAGAAAAAGAAAAAACCCGTGCAGTTGAACAAGTGATTATTGCACAATTTCCGCAGAATACAGAGTGCGTTTATTTTGGAACAATTGACAATACGAATGAAAAAGGAGAAAAGCTGATAAAATTTGGCATTTCAAACGACTTGTCGCTTCGAGTGCTGGACCACCGCAAAAAGTATATGAATTTCAGATTGGTCTCTGCGTTTCGAGTGCAGAACAAGACCGAGATTGAGAATCTCATGAAGAAGCACCCAAAGATTCAAAAACATTTGCGCATGATTAAAGTAAATGACAAATGCAAAACCGAAATCATTGCATATGATGAAGTGAATATGACGATTGATAAATTTAAAAAATACATTCAAGACATTATCGATTCGAGAAAATTGTGCATGGAGAATTTTATTAAAATGGAAACGGAAATTCAAATGTTGCGAAGCCAAAATGAAATATTGTCAATAAATGTTGATTTGATGACAGAAAATTATAAAAAACTGCTTGTTGAACATGATCAGCTTCAAGAAACTGTGAAAAAACAAAAAGCGGTGATTGAATCATTCCGTAAAGAAGAGAATGACAACACGGTTTTCCCGGAACCCGAAATAAACGAGGAAGCGATGAATGATGCAGCCGCTACAAGTGCTGAATTCACGGCAATGTTTAACGAATTTGTTTCCGCCGAATGCATTGTTCGTTCGGACGTGTATGAATCGTCGGTTCAACTGGAAGGACGGTTTCGCCTGTGGAGACAATCAAAGCCGAAAAAAGAAATATTCCACGCATTCAAGGATTATATGGACACACGATTTCAACCGAAGCGTATGCCGATTAATAAACAAAATGCGCATTGTTATGTTGGCATTAAATTGAGAGAAACAGAGTATAAAAAGAAATTCTCATCTTCCGACGCACAACCGGTCGAAACATTTCTGTTTCAAATCTGCAAGTTTTCAGATACTGGAAAAATTCTGAATTCTGTCTTGCTGAGAGAATATAAAAAATGGAAACAGTCCGTAAATCGCGAGTGCGCGCCTGATGAAGTCGAATTGAAAGAACTCAAAGGATATTTGAATACGTGTCCTTATGCACTAAAAGCAACCGTGTGGACAGAACATGGAGTCAATGAAGGGTATTACGGACTATCACTTATGGAAGATTATATCAAACAAACGGAACAAGTCCAAAAATCGAACAAAAATACAACCGGAAAAGTCGTAGAAAAACGCGAAATCAAAACAAACGAGCTTATTGGAACGTGGGACAGTATTGCAGACGCGGCGATTTCGGAGAATGTATGTGCTGCAAAAATGAGCAGATACATTCGAGATAAAAAACAAATTGGCGACTACCATTTTGTTATCAAGTGTTAACTAATATTCCGGCACATGTCGTTTGAACAAGCAACCGTGTGAAGTGATTCCGTGCACTTCGCGAATGACTGCCGCGTCTTGAAATGAGCAATTTGCGAGCCACACTTTAATAATACAGAAATTCTTTTTCGGAGAAATCGTGATTCCATTGATGTGCGGCAACAACTTTTTATTATCGGACATGGTTTCTCCGACCAGCGAATATGAAAGCTGTTTCCATGCATCAGGGACATCCTTGTTTGGAATCTTGTATGAAAAACAACCGCCATTACGGTTTCGTTCATCTTCCCAAATTGGATTAATTCCCTTTCGCATCAAAAACAACATGCAATTGGTAACCAAAACGGGCGGCAACGTTTCTGTGATGGTGATGGCCTGTTCTACAGTATTAAATTCATAAATCTTCATATAACTTTTCAAGCTCCAATCGGTATCGTGAGGCAAATGCGCCCAAAGAATCCATGCATCCGACAGATCGTGCAATAGCGAAACATCTTTTGATTCCGAATCGGAATTTTTTTTGAAAATATTTGTATTAATTTCAGACGCTTTGACAGTGGTCATATTTTTATGATTGGTGGTGGTAGTGGTACGGCGTTTAGTTCCTTTCTCTGTCAACGTTGTTTGAATTACTTCGAACGATGCCATAATAACTTTAATAATATAATATATTTATATTGATTTTTAAAATAATTAATATAAATATCATAAATATAACATGTGCGCATATAATATAAATATTTTTTGCTTCAAAATCATTGGCTCGCCTCTTCATAACCATTGAGGAGCACGCGCAATCCAGATGACGATTTGTCGAGTTGGAACGTTTTAACGTCTTTTGTGATGCACGTAATTTTATAATTTACAGATTTTTCGATTGCGTAGTTGTATTTTTTAAGCATGTACCAGTATACAAATTTTTCATCCAAAATGACATTTCCAACAACATTAAAATTATAGGGTTGTGACAAATCAATTTCATACTCGGCGCCATCACCATCTATTTCTACATTGCAAATAATCATTTCCGCGTTTGATTTTTCATACATTGTATTATCTGCTTCATAGTCATTTTCCGAAAATGTCCTATATATTTTTGTATAATTTTGTTTGGATGTCTCGGGATCAGGATAGGCGTACTTTGTATGCAAAATGAAATCAAACGTTTTGAAATCAAGAGTGTTGTCAGATTTATTTTTATCCATTACAAACAACGGTTCCAATGATAAAGATGGTGACGACGGAGACGAAGATGGTGACGACGGAGACGTGGTGACATCGGAATCAACAGAAGAAGAAAAGAAACATGATGAATCTTCATCTTCAACAACTTCTTCAAGGTCGTAATATTCGGTTGGATTTCCTAAATAGGATGATTTTTTAAATGTTGTCATTGTTTCAAACGACGCGCGGCGAACTCCATTTTTAATTACTTTAACTTCATCATAAACATATGTTTTATTTTTACGACCAACTTCGGATTTTGAAGAAACAAAATAATTCTTAACTCTTCCACAAGCATTATATACTTTTGTTGCTGCTAACAATGATTTATAACCAATTTGAAACAAAATCTCAGAAAGTAGTTCTTTATTGTTTTTTAAATAAATGATTCCCGTTAAACCAATAAACAATGCAATAAATTTTAACTCAATTTCAGTTACTTCTGCTATTACAAAATCCTTGCAACTAGTGTGATACTTGTTTTTCAAGCTTTCACAAAATGCGATTCTATTCATTTTATATATGTAATATAGGTATAGGTAATTAGTATAATATATAATATCATAATATTTTTATATGTTTTACACAAATATATATTATTATGTTTTATAATTAAAAATATTATAATTAAAATAATTTTTATTTAAATAACGGGTTGGTTAACAGGGCATGGTTTTGCAATGGCGTACGTTGTCCCGTCTGAACAGCAACCGAATTCGCTACCGGCACATCCACCAATTAAATTAGAAGCAGCAGCTGGTTCACTACTTGGCATGAGCGTCATTCCTTTGGGACAAGGCCTTGTTGACACTCCGTCATCACAACACCCATACTGTTCTCCCGCACAACCGCCAATATTTTTTTTATGGTGATGAGGTGCGGGTTCGGGTTTGGGTTCAGGATGAGGTCGACGTTTGTGAGGACAGTTTGAACCATCATAATCTACTCTAGCGGTAGTTCCATCATAACAACAACCGTAACGTGTTCCGGCACATCCTCCAATAATGTTACGATTTCGTTCGCGCTCGTGATCTTCGTGGGATTTTCGCTCGGGTCGAACGGGTCGTTGGGGTTTTAAATGATCCTTATTTGGTATTCCGAAAGCAAAAGCTAATACGGTAGTAATGTATGTCATTAAAATAAACGGAATAAACACAATAAACCAGGAAATAATTCCCAATCCCGCACTGCATAATAAATTTAGCGCCAGTGTAAATATAATCATAACAATAAATTTTAAAAATGCGGTATTTGTTTCACCTCTAAACATATCAATTATAATTTGAATGATGGAAAAAGCTAAATATAATATTGCTGGCGGACAAATGTATTCTACAATCATTGTACAACGATTCAATAAAGAAAAAAATATATATAATATATATAATTATAAAAATAATAAAAATTAACAAACTTTTATTATTTATTTATTGTTTAAATTTTATTTACTACTACTGGTTTAGTTTAATCTTAATTTTATTTTATCTGCGTCTCATGAACATTGGTTTTTTGTTTTTAAACTTTCCTACAATTTCGCCAACATCACCGTCTACACATGAATAAATGTCTCCATCAGTTTCATTTGTTGTAAAATAAGTAACATTTTTAATAACGATTTCATATACTTCCGCTTCTTCTTCTTCTTGTTCTTCTTCTTGTTCTTCTTCTTGTTCTTCTTCTTTCACTTCTTCTCCGCTTTCGCTTGCTTCCACTTCTTCTTTCACTACTTCTCCGCTTTCGCTTGCTTCCGCTTCTTCTTGTTCTTCTTCTCCGCTTTCGCTTGCTTCCACTTCTTCTTGTTCTTCTCCGCTTGCGCTTGATTCCGCTTCTTCTTGTTCTTCTTCTTGTTCTTCTCCGCTTGCGCTTGCTTCTTCTTCTTCTTGTTGTTCTTCTTGTTGTTCTCCGCTTGCGCTTGATTCCGCTTCTTCTTGTTGTTCTTCTTGTTCTTCTTCGCTTGCGCTTGCTTCCCCTTCTTCTTCCACTTCTTCTTCACCTTCCGCTTCTTCCACTTCTTCTTCTTGACCTTCTTCTTCTGACTCAAGTTGATTTGAATTTGATTCATCCGATTGATTCGATTCTGCTTCTTCTGGTTCTTCTGCATCACTTGCGCTTGCGCTAACACTTGTGACATCTTCTTCGCTTGACTCTAAATCAGTTGAACTTTCGCTTTGACTTGTCGAATCTGACAGTTTTTTATTTATTTTTGTTGTTTCATTATAGTTTGAGTTAATTTGGAAATATGGACGCATGACCACAGGAGACGATGTCGGTAAAATCTCATCAATCTTTAATTGAATGGGTTGCTCAAGCTGAGAAATCAATTCTTGATTTTGAATGTAGAGGTCGCGAACGAATGGTATTTGAAGTATGGCATCATGCGTCGACTTGTATAATTCATAATCTTTCAGAGCACCGTCAAGCGATTTTTGAATATTATTTTGTATGGATGCAGTAACATCATTTAATATAGAAGATATGTCAAATTGAACTCCGTGAACGTGTACAATTCTATTTTGTATATTTTTATCAGTCATTGGTTCGTTTGTTTAATTCGTTTGATGCAGCTACAATATATTTAATATAAATGTTTGTTTAATATGATTTAAAAAATATTTAATACAATCTAATATATATTCATACAATCATCAATGAATCAAGAACCGCAAGATAAAGAGCAGCAACCACAAGAGGATCAGAATCAGATTCTGGTAAAGGGTGAAACCCAAAGACACGATGACGACACTGTCGAAAAAAAGAAAGAAGAACAGCAACGAAAAAACGAGTGGTTAAAAGAAAAAATGGAAGTTCGCCGCAAACAGCAAGTCCAGTTTATTATGACCCAAACAAACTATGACGAAATTGAAGCAACTCAAAAGTTGGAAGAATGCAATCATGATGTCATGAAAGTGGTAAGTGAATATCTTGGAATTGCACCTAAAAAAGACGAAAATGTAAATAAAACAAAAAATCAAAAAGTTTTTTCAGTTATACGAGATATCATGGACGCGGGATCACGGAATTTCATCATGCAACAAGAAAGAGCAAAAAAAATAGAACAACTAAAAAAAGCCATGGAACTTAAAAAACAAAATGAACAACCATGTAAAGAAAAAATAGATTAACAATGGTTTATAAACTTATATGTTGTAAGAATAACTAACTATTTCCCAATCATAATCACTCAATCCGCCTTTGTGATATATTGTTGGTATTTTTTCATGATTCAAGTGTTCAACATGCTTTAATCGATATATTGAAACTTCATAATACAATGAGTTTAAACTTTCTGTCAATTCAAGACAAATCATATCATTATCTATATATAAATTTTTTCTATCGGATACTTCACTTACATTTGGAATGTGGTAATCTATACGATATTTTTTTTCATTTGAATTTATTGAAGCAATTTGATAAAAATGGGTAATCCGCCGACAAATGTATTTTTCTAAAAAGGAATACTTGTCTAAATCAATCAATTTTATGAGTTCGCCTTTACAAAACCGATATCTCTTAACAAATTTTGTGTAAATATATAAAACAATATCATCTGGTAACTTTTCAATTATTTCCATTTCATAAACTAAATTAATTAAACTTAATTATTTAATTAATTTTTTTATTATATAATAATTTTGAATTTAAATTTTTGTTTTTACTTTACCTTATACCAAATGCCTCATTAAGAATTGAAGATTTTGGATTTTTAACAACCTTTTTTTTTATTTCAATCGTATTATTTTGAATAATTTTGTTTCCAATAAAAAAATCATTATTGTCTTCATACAACTCGGGTAAAACATTGGTCAGCGGTTTTTTAACCATATAAACAACTTGTTCACACTGAAATAATTTTCGATATTCATTGATTGTCAAATTTCCGTAAAATTTATTTAATAAATAATGTGGATTTGCTGCCGGCTTGATGCTTTTATTGTAATTATATATCGGACCATATATGGAATTCAAAAGGTAATAGCGTTCAAATTTAATAGACGTGTCAATATTTTCATTCATCAAAAAAGCTACGGCACATTCGGGATGACAAAAACATCCATACCCTTTTGTTGACGACATTGGAATGTGGATCGGCGGTGTATCAAATTCGCACGTGTCCCAGAAACACGCAGAACGCTGTATACCCAATGAATCATTCCGATGAAAATTCAACTTGAGTTGCGAAATTTTTTTCCATATTTCTTTATTTGTTGCATTTTTACATTCTAAATCACAGTCGCCAACTTCTTTGTCCGAAAAGGCAAATTGCACTTTTGCATTTGCTTCGACCGTAACAGGATGTGCATGTATAGTTTTTGAAGAAAATGACGATGGATCGTATGTTTGATTCGGTGCCACATACGTCGTCATTTGATTGGTCGTCGAATGTTCTTCGTCCTTTTTACCGAAATCTTTATTTTGATTTCTACTTTTATCACATTTTTCATAATTTGTTACATTCGACATGTTCGAAGAAAATATATTATTCTGATCATCATCATTGTAACATAATATTCCGCATTTTTTATCATTGTCGTTATACGCATCTATTTTATTTGAATTTAATTCGTTTGACTTTTTCAAATCCGACAAAACACACTTTAAGTGTAATATAATATTCGGAACTTCCGGACTATTGTTTGATTGCATTTGATTTTCGTGAATGATTTTACCGCCTCGCGGTTTTCGCCCCCGTTTCTTATGAACAACCACATTTGTTAAGGTCAATGATGGCGCTTCCTCGTTACCCTCGCTGCTAGACACTTCTTTATTTTGTTGTTTGTCAATCTTGAGTTTATATTGCTTCCTTTCTTTTTTAGTCGTACCGCCCTCATCATTATTTTTTGCACACTTTTCGGAAACACTACTTTCGTCCACATCCACTTTATGATTTTCCACATTTTCACTTGTTTGAGAGTCAGCGGAATTTGTCTCGGGTCGAATAAGTTTTTTTCTACCTCTTTTTTTCTTTTCGACTATAACCGTGTTTAAAGTTACATTTTCAACAGCAACTTCAACAAGGTTAATATTTTCATTGTTTGAATTATTGTCAATGCTATCACTATTTCCATTCGCGACACCTGTGTCATGTGACTCTGACAAAGGCGGCGACGACGTTTCCATTTCTTTAACAACCACGACGACTGAATTTGATTCAGTTTTAATTTTTTTAGTTCTCATTAATAAATTAAATAATGTTAAAATTCAATTCTTTATAATATATTAAAAATTGGTTTAAATTGTTTTAATATATTTTATAACAGATGCAGTTAAAAGATCCAGTTAAAAATAAATATTTTATTGAAATCATTTAAACAGATTGTTTTATAGTAAATTACGACAAGGTAGATTATAAAAACACATGTCAAAAGCGATCGGAATTGATTTGGGAACAACGTACTCGTGCGTTGGTGTATGGCAAAACGAGCGCGTGGAAATTATTGCAAATGATCAAGGAAATAGAACGACGCCGTCTTATGTTGCATTTACGGATAGCGAACGCCTTATTGGAGATGCAGCAAAAAATCAGGTTTCAATGAATCCGGAAAATACGGTGTTTGACGCCAAGCGTTTGATCGGCAGAAAGATTGATGATTCGAGTATTCAAAATGATATGAAACACTGGTCGTTCAAGGTGGTTGGAAAGGATGGTGGGAAACCGCATATTCAAGTGACTTTTAAAGGGGAAGAAAAAACATTTTCTCCAGAGGAAATTTCTGCAATGGTTCTCGTAAAGATGAAGGAAACCGCGGAAAGTTATTTGGGTTCTGCGGTAAAAGATGCGGTCATTACAGTGCCGGCATATTTTAATGACGGTCAGCGACAAGCCACAAAGGATGCGGGATCAATTGCGGGTTTGAACGTGCTGCGTATTATTAATGAGCCGACCGCTGCAGCGATTGCATACGGTCTTGATAAAAAGGGTCAAGGAGAGAGTAATATTTTAATTTTCGACTTGGGAGGTGGAACGTTTGACGTGTCACTTTTAACGATTGACGACGGTATTTTCGAGGTAAAAGCCACAGCGGGAGACACGCATTTGGGCGGAGAGGATTTTGATAATCGGCTGGTGAGTTGGTGCGTGCAAGAGTTTAAACGGAAGACAAAGAAGGACCCAAGCGGCAACAGTCGGTCGCTGAGGCGGCTGAGAACGGCGTGCGAGCGCGCAAAACGCACGCTTTCGGCATCCACAGAGACAACGATCGAGGTGGACTCGTTGTTTGACGGTTCGGATTTTATGACTAAAGTTACACGTGCAAAGTTTGAAGAGTTGTGCATTGATTTGTTTCGTTCAACGATTGATCCCGTGGATCGCGTGCTAAGGGATTCTAAAATGTCGAAAAGTAATATTAACGAGATTGTCCTAGTCGGCGGTTCGACGCGCATTCCAAAAGTGTGCAGTTTGCTAACAGAATATTTCAACGGCAAAGAGCTGAATCGGTCGATTAATCCGGACGAGGCGGTGGCGTACGGCGCGGCGGTTCAAGCGGCAATTTTGACGGGCAGTCAGTCCAAAGTCACGCAAGATATTTTGCTGCTTGATGTTGCGCCGCTGTCGCTTGGTATTGAAACCGCTGGTGGCGTCATGACCAAATTGATTGAGCGAAATTCGACGATTCCGTGCAAAAAGAGTCAAGTGTTTTCGACGTATGCGGATAATCAGCCGGGTGTTCTTATTCAGGTCTTTGAAGGCGAGCGTCAGCTAACAAAGGACAATAACATTTTGGGGAAATTTCAGTTGGACGGCATACCACCTGCGCCGCGCGGTGTTCCGCAAGTTGAAGTAACGTTTGATTTGGATGCAAACGGCGTTCTCAATGTGAATGCTGTGGATAAAGCTGGTGGAAAGTCGAATAAAATCACGATTACAAATGACAAGGGTCGGTTGTCAAAAGATGACATTGAGCGCATGGTTTCCGAGGCGGAGCGATATAAAGAGGAGGATGAAAAGCATAAGAAAAAAATCGACGCGCGAAATGGATTTGAAAATTACGTGTATTCGGTAAAAAATTCTACTTCTGAACCTGGACTAAAGGGCAAGTTGACAGACGGCGATCGCGCGACAATCGAAGACGCGTGTAAAACGGCACTCGACTGGTTGGAAACTGCAGGAGCCGGAACTGGTGCAGAAGAATACGAAGCTGAACAGAAAAATTTGGAAGGCATTGTGACACCAATTGTTTCCAAGCTTTATAGCGGTGGTGGCGGCGGTCAGGATGAGAGTTCGCGTGCTTCTGGGCCAAATATTGAAGAAGTTGACTAACTTATCTAACTTAGCAAAATTCACAACAACATACTTCTTTACAACTGCATGGAGGGTCTCCCCTCATTCTATAAACGCACATAAGCACCATTAAGATTGGAAGTCCGAATACTAACGATACTCCAAAGTACATTAAAACGATAATTACTCTTTCATTATATGGATTTACAATTGACTGGTCAACCAGTGTGCCGTTTATATTCGGATCCGCCGTTATAATTGAATAGTTGGAACTAGAATAATTCATAACAACGACGAGTACGACAAGTACGACGAGTTAGTATATTACCGTTTGGGTTTACACATAATCAATTTTTTAATAAATATTTTACACATATTTATTAAAAGATAAATTTTAATATTAAAGTTTAAAAAATATTAAATAATTCTATATAATTTTATCAATGATATTTACTAAAGATGGGATCAAATCATTCAAAAAATAAAATAAATTATGAAGATTTGCAATACGCGTGTAAAAATGCATTCCATAATGGAACCAACAACAACAACAACAACAACAACAACAACAACAACAACGACGGAAAAAAATATGCAATTATAAATACAATGGATAAAAACTGGCAGTCATGTTTAATTCAAAACACGGTCGGAATACAAGACGAAGAAGAAATTATAAATGGAATTTTAAAAAACAAGTATTCAAGCGATATTACGGTTATCGTATACGGAGCCAATTCAAATGATGAAACAATCCATTCAAAGTACGAACAACTTGTAAAACTTGGAATAAAAAATGTATTCATTTATATGGGAGGAATGTTTGAATGGTTACTTTTGCAAGATATTTACGGACTCGATTTATTTCCAACAACATCGAGAGAATTGGATATATTAAAATATAAACCTCGTAAACAACTAAACGTCTTATACATTGACGCATGAAGACGCGTAACTGTTGCTACTGTTGCCACCACTGTTGCTACTATTCACATACATTTTCAAATGATGCAACACTCCAAGAATTTTTGAAGCGCGAATGTCATAAATGTATTTATAAATGTGTGCACTATAGTCAGAATTTTCCTCATTCGCATTCAAGACAAGAACTGGAATTACATTTGTTGGATCGGTTATTAACCATTGGTCGTGATATCTATTGCACTTGTCTAAATAGTCATGTTGCATGTCTTGTTCACCGGGACGACTTCGTTTTTTTATTCGGTTCATGCAAACATCGGTTGATGCTTTAAAGTAAACAATGCACGATGGCTCGACTTCTTTCGCAAATTCGTCGAACCATCTCGTGTAAATTTGATACTCGTCTTCTTCGATCTGTTTTGAATCGTAAAGCATTTTTGCAAACACGTGCGCATCGGTGATAAGACAGCGTTCCGTAATAATGATTTTCACGTTTGGATTTTTTGCTGCATCTCTCAGCTTCTTTAGTCGAGAAATGTATGCCATCATTTGAAATCGAAATGCAAACCGCTTCAAATCGCTGTATAAATTTACCAGAATCGGAACACCCTTGTCATCTTGGATTGTTTGCCATTCATCTGTTGGTTCATCAACGAATATTACGCTTGACTCCACATTTTTTTTCTGAACAATGTATTGTCTTAATTTCTCTTTACCTGTTGTTTTGCCAGACCCAATATTTCCTTCAATGGATACAATGGTGGTGCGAGTTGAACTGTTGCTGAATAACGACGATTGTCCTGAACCCATGATAAACTCGTGTATACTACTAACTAACTATAGATAAATAACTATAAATCAATTTTTATATAAATCAATCAATTTTATACTATAAATCATTTTTTATATAAATAATAAATTTTATTATTTAAAATATAAGAAATTTATTATAACCAACATATTTTCACCACATAAACTATAAAAATAGAATATAAATATAAAAGTATAATTAATATATTTCAAGGTTAGAGAACTTTACACATGAGAAAAAAAAATATCTCGACAACACGTGTGGATATGGAAACACAAACAGATTTAACATTATCGGATATGGATATTATTTTAAAATTAATTAGTGATAACCAGTTTGAAATGAATAAGACAAAAAAGGAAGAAATAGATGTAGTAGACCAAGTCGACCAAGTCGACCAAGTCGATGAAAAAGAACACAAAGAAAAAATAGACAAAATAAAAAAAATGAAAAGAAAAATAGAATATTTAGAATCCGTTTACCAGCCAGAACAAAGGACGGATGAATGGTATCAACATCGCCACGGGTTAATTACTGCAAGTTCGGTTTGGAAAGTATTCGGTACCCAATCCACTCAAAATCAACTAATCTATGAAAAATGCAGCCCTATCGACGCGGAAAAGTATAACAAAGTAAACACGGAATCTCCTCTTCACTGGGGTCAAAAATATGAGCAATTGTCAAAAGATTTATATGAAATGTTGAATTGTACAAAAATCCAAGAATTTGGGTGCATTAAACATCCAAATCCCGCGTATTATTTTATTGGAGCATCGCCGGATGGAATCAATGTGTGTCCGCTATCTCGCTTATACGGCAGAATGCTGGAGATTAAAAATGTGGTTTCGAGAGAAATTACAGGCATTCCAAAGGAAGATTATTGGATTCAAATGCAAATTCAAATGGAAGTGTGTCGTTTACCGGAATGCGACTTTTTAGAAACCAAGTTTGTAGAATATGAAGACGAGTCCGCGTTTAATGCGGATTCAACTGAAACAAATGATGAAACCAATTGGAATTTTACTCTTGATGGAAAACGGCGCGGAGTCATTGTTTATTTTATTAAGGACGATAAACCATTTTATCAATACGCGCCTCTTAAAATAACGACGAAAGTCGAGTTTGACCAGTGGTTTGAAAAAACGATACATGCTTATGATTCAATCACATGGATCAAAAATATTTATTGGCGCCTTGAAGTGTATAGCTGTGTTCTCGTTTTGAGAGACAAAGAGTGGTTTAAAAAGGCAGTTGTTAAAATTGAAGCACTTTGGAAAATTGTCGAAGCAGAAAAGGTAACTGGGTACGAACACCGCGCCCCCAAACGCCGCGTCGTTAAAAAGAATGATAAAAAGAATGATATAAAGAATGTTAAAAAGAATGATATAAAGAATGATAAAAAGAATGACAAAAAGAATGATACAACAGATAGTAATAAAAATGAAGCGACTCAAGTGCAAACCAAAATAGAACTGAACGAAGATGGAACATTTGCTCCTGTTTCTTTCACATATGAAAAAAAATGTCATTCGGGACTATTCTTTTAATAAATACAAACGTGATGCGGATGCGGATGCGGATGCGGATGCGGATGCGGATGCGGATGCGGATGCGGATGCGGATTAACAATTTGTTCCGGCGACATCTGACGGCGCATCTTCATCGAATGCGTACATGTTGACCCGCGTTTGTTTCGACGAAAATGGAATCATTTTTGGAAATTTATGAATTTTGAGCGTCGCATTATCGTACAGTGTTCCACACATGTTGGCCGGAGCACACGTTCCGTCGTTCGGTGTTGCCCAGTATCGCACATTGTTTGTTCGTTGAAGGTAGCTGCTCGGAAAAACAGGATAGTATGCCGATAACGATTTGCTATTCAAATCAGATAATCCCAAAACCCCTTTTTGAAGTGGGTAGTCGCCATACAACAACGGTTTCGAAACACTTTCTGGAAATGTGCCCGGTTGAAGAAGGTGGGATATAAAATTCTCTCGAACGGGTGTGTAAAAGAAGGATCCAATTAGCGCAAGCAATAGTGCTAAAATAAGAAATAAAACTCCATCAACTTTATTGAACATTTTTATTAATCTGTTTTTATTTATAATGTGTATATATTTTTTTTTATATTTCATTCGTTTGTTTATAAATAAATTATAAATAATTTATAAATTATTTCTATTTGTTCTCTCTTTGTTTACCTTCTTCATCATCAATTTTATATTTCACACATTTATTGTCCACTTGGAGAGAAGGAACATTCGTCGTCTGAGGAACAATATGTAAAACACATTTGGCTTTATGTCCGTAAAGCGGCTCCGTGCACCCTTTTTCCTTCTTTTTTGAAAAATTAAAAAGTTTAGGGGGAGGGTCGCTTTTTGTGCATCGTGATCGAAAATGCTCATACCTCTCTCGAACATCGCAATACGAAAGTCCCGATTTTTTCCCGAGACGTTTATTCACAATTTCGTGAAGTCGATACACGAATTTAGAAAATGACTCACGCGACTTCAAATGACAATCAAGCAGCGGATTGGCTTTTAAATTGCTTGTTAAATTCATTCTGCAATACTTGCACGGTAGCATATACCTCAAGTTATAAATGAAATCAGAATAATTCTTTTTATCTTCTGCGGTCGGGTTTACAGGATAATTAAAACTCATCGTGTGCAAAAAATGCCACATGGGCGGCCCCCATACTGACGTTAGCATACCATCACCGCTATTATAATCTTCCTTTGAAAATACGCGTTTTAGAGATTTATTTTTTCTTGTCTTGTTTGACCGTGTTTTCCTATAATTTATTTTTTTTGATTTTATTTTATTCATTATTTATTGGATTTAATACTATAAAATGTATATTACTCTATTAAATATTAGTTATATTTAATTATTAAAGAAAAATAATATAATTTTAATTCGTATGTATAGTGTATTTATTATAATAATATAATAATATATATTATTATAGATAAAGATATTCAACAATGGCATTTTCTGCAAAAAATATTAAAACCGCTCTTGAAACAGCATACTCAAAAACACACATTCTCGTCATGTTGCTTGTAGCGTGCCTGTTCATTTGGATCGGAGTATACGTCTACAGAAACTATGTCGGTTCTTATTTAGGTTCGCACATTGAAGGGTATGCCGCAAATATGGGAGACGCTGCGCCTGACCCCAATGGAAAAACAGCAACACTTTACATGTTTGGAACTGGTTGGTGCCCTCATTGTAAAACAGCAAAACCAATTTGGGATGCATATGTAGAAAAAAATCAAAATTTAAAAGTTGGAAATTACAATGTATTATTTAGGAGCGTCGATTGTGACAGCGCAGAAGGCAAACCGCTGGCAGATGCCTTTAATGTAAAAGGATATCCTACATTTAAGCTGGAACGTTCTCCTGGGGATGTTATCGATTTTGAAGCAAAACCGAGCGAAGACAATTTCAACAGTTTGTTACAAAGTTCGTTGCAGTAATATTTTTTTTATTTTATATTATTCAGAATAACAATAACAATAACAATTATTTTATTATTGCTTGACTCGACCGACGTCTACTGTCTATTGGGTCGAATTATAATCTTCTTTTTTGAAGGAGCTTGTGTTTGTCCTTGACTAGCAGCAGCAGCAGGCAAGAGTTCACCAATAATCGACACTTGTTTGTCATTCAGTTCGAAACGCTGTCCAATGACACGAATTCGAATGGCGTCTTTTTCTTTAATGGAATTGAAATACTCATTCGTCGAATGATGGTCTCTGGAAACATATATAATGACCGGCGAATTTTTTTCATCCAAACTTGTAAACGCGCGTATACCCGCTTGCGTTATATTCTTGGCATAACATTTGATCTGCATTCCTTCCACCGGACAACAAATACTGCATTCAAACACCACCTCGAATTCAATAAACCTGCCTTGCAATGTCCCGCTCGATATATTGATGATTTTTATAGACCCCGGTTTCACATACCCCTCCACGATACACTTGCCTTCTATTTTCGATGATATCGTGTGTTGTATTGTTTTTTCAATATTTGTTCCGACGATAATAAACGGTAACTGCACCTTCTGAGACAAAACCGCTCTCGAATACAATAACGAATCTTCTCCGCCAACGCCAACAGAAAGTTTTTTATTTACAGTTTCGCTGGACAAATTCATTTTTGATTCACCGTGTATATATTATTATGAGTATATAGTTTTATATTTATATACTCATAATTCAATTTTCTTAAAATTAAAATAATGTGAATTTTATATTATTATTGTTTTTATTGATTTACAATATTGTTTATCTCTTGTAATTTGCTAAGATATGTGGTGGCTCTATGAGCCTTTTCGAAGCACGTAATATCGGTAAATAAAAAATTGCATCTTTTCTCAAATTCTATTTCAAAAAGTCCATTCTTTGAACTATCATTATTATTACATTCAGGTGAATTAGAATTACTACAACCACTATTATTGCATATACCTAGTCCGCTACAACCATTCACATGAACGTAACCAAAATACTGTGGTGGAATTTTGCGAACTTCATCGTTGATGTTTACTATACGCCAGCTACACGTATTATTACTATTATTATTTTTATCACATTGATTTGTTCCTATTTTTGATTTAAAATAATCTGCAAAATCTTGATCACCGACCAACGGAGAAGCAAAATTATACATTCGTGCACCTATATGACTCGTATTTGTTACAATGTCAACAACTGCCAATGTGGCTATTGCTGCTCCTAAACTATGACCACTAACCCATATAGTAGTGTAATCTTGGTTTATATCTGTATTCAAATAATCCAGCATTTGAGTCCTAAGAGACCCTAAACTTTCATTAACGCTGTTACTTGTTACGTAAACTTCTTGAAATCCTTTATGAACTTTACTATTACTATCATTTAAAAAAGAACATGGTGCTAATTCAATATTTAAATTTTTTTTCAACTCGGATACGGTTCTGGTTCCACGAAAACATATATAAACATCTTTATTATTATCGCTTGTAGCAATAAAACCAAATGGAACTTTTTTAGAATCGTCGTAGTAATAAAAAGTTTTTTCTAATTTATATGGTGCTGGTATAGTCCACTCTTCATTCGCTATATATTTGTCATATTGGTTATAGGTATAAAAACACAGTTGCATCAAATCTACAGCTGTGGAAATGCTAAAGTTATTTGGTATGACAACGGACTGCTGGGGAGGTTTGATATTCCAACAAATAGTTCCATATGACATTTTGAAAAATTATATATATATATATATATATATAATATATAAATTTTTTTCAATATTTGTTCCGACGATAATAAATGGTAACTGCACCTTTTGAGACAGCTCTCGAATATAATAACAAATCTTCAGATTCTCCACCGTGAGAAAGTTTTTTATTTTCAGTTTCGCTGGACAAAATCATTTTTGATTCACCGTGTATATATTATTATGAGTATATAGTTTTATATTTATATACTCATATTTCAATTTTCTTAAAATTAAAATAATGTGAATTTTATATTATTATTGTTTATTATTTTTTATATTTTGTAATATATTTTGTAATGTACTAAGATATGTATCGGAATCATGAGCATTTACGAAGCAGCTAATATCATCAAAGAGATTTGTGCATTTTTTGGCAAACGTTATTTCAAAAAGTCCATTTTTTGAATCATCGTTATTATTACATACAGGCAAGTTACTACAACCACTATTATTGCATATACCTGGTCCGCTACAACCATTTACATGAACGTAATCGAATTTACTTGGTGGAACTGTAGGAACTACATCATTTGTATTTACTACACGCCAACTACAATTATTATTATTTTTATCACATTGATTTGTTCCTATTTTTGATTTAAAATAATTTGCAAATGCTTGATTGCCGACCAACGGAGAAGCAAAATTATACATTATTGCGCCTTTATGAATCGTATTCGTGACAATGTCAACAACTGCCAATGTGGCTATTGCTGCTCCTAAACTGTGTCCAGTAACCCATATAGTAGTGTAATCTTGGTTTATATCTGTATTCAAATAATCCAGCATTTGAGTCCTAAGAGACCCTAAACTTTCATCAACGCTGTTACTTGTTACGTAAACTTTTTGAAACCCTTCATGAACTTTTAAATCACCATTTAAATTTAGAAAAGAACATTCCACCAATGGAACTTTTGCATCATCTTCCCATTCTTTTGCACTTCTAGTTCCACGTAAACATATATAAATATCTTGACGACTATTCGCAATTTGTTTTGAACAAATAAAACCAAATGGAACCTTTTTATAAACATTATCATCAACTTTTTCAAATGAGTAAAAAGTTTTTTCTAATGTATATGGTTTTGGTATAGTCCACTCTTCATTCGCTATATATTTGTCATATTGGTTATAGGTATAAAAACACAGTTGCATCAAATCTACAGCTGTGGAAATGCTAAAGTTATTTGGTATGAAAACGGGCTCAGGTTTGATATTCCAACAAATAGTTCCATATGACATTTTGAAATATAGTATATTATATATTATAATTATATATATATATATATAATATAAATTTTTTTGTCGAGAATTTTATTATATAGAATAAATGGCTTCAACCGCGTTGAGCATCCACGTTTTATCATTTAATTTAACACTATTGTAATATCGTAACGCAATTTCTTGTAAAATGCAATGCGTTATTTGAGTTATATTTGAAGGCACGCTAACATTCGTCAACTTGAACTGTAAAATGTCTTGCAGCGTTCGTTTCATTGTTGGAGATGTGGCACAAACACTACCTCGGTTTCCACCTTCTTTAACTTTAAATACGATGTCGCCATCTTTCGTCGACTGCATAAACCCAACAAAATCTGCAAGATTGCTTTTTTGAAATGCCGATTTTAGTTCATTATATTCACTGCTCGTCAACTCTTCCTGTTGAAACTGAATCCACGGATATTTGTCACCCTTTTTATAATACATTTGTATTTTTTTCGAAATATCTCTTGTATTCTCTCGATTGTCTGAAAATAAATAGAAAACATTGTCTTTATCCCTTGTAACAAACGCCTGAAAATATTTTACTATATAACTCGCATATTCGAGAGATTTTTCATACACGCTTTCTCTCGTTTTTTGAATTTTAGTTGCAATATTTTTCACCTTTGTTGATGCTACCATTTGTCCCTTTTCTGCCGATGTCTTCATTCTGCTTGCAATTTGGTTCAACACGTGTAAATGCAAAACCAGCACGTTTATTTCCTCAAATGTTAAATGATCCATAATATGAAGAAAAACATACCAACTCAATTCTTGGGCGGATAAAACACCCTTCATAATTCCAAACATTTCATAACAATAAACGTACCATTTTCTATCCCTTGATGTCATTGGAACGGAACCAGGTATTATTAGCGGATCTTGCGCATCTGCAAGGTCGTTTCTCTCTTTTTTGGATAGCGAAGTATCTATTGAAACCGCGTGCGTATATCCAATGCTGGCTATAATATTTTCAATCTGTAATTCAAATCCAACTCCTTCTGATTCTGGCGCTACTTGTATTGACTGCCCCTGTTGTCCCTCTGTTTTTTTACCATCTTCAGATTTTAATGACAGCGACAGCGTTATTTTATCGCGTTTAAATGGAATTGGAGTGCTTTTTTCGAAAATAGAAATTGACGGATCATTCAACTCTACTGGTTGAAAAAAATAATAATCGCCAATATTTAACAAATGTCCGTACTTTCCATACATGTCAACCAGAAATTCGCTGTTATCATGAATCATTTGTGTTAACGCGAAATGAATCTGAAGTAAAGAATACGCCTTTACACGATTAATAAAGTGAACTAAATCTATTTTTTTATAATAATGTTTCTCTCGAAACGCCTGCTTGATGATCTTTATAATATTTTCAACATTCATCAATATAAACGACTCGTTAAATGTTCCTAATTTTATATTTTGTTGTTCCGCATTTACATCATCGCGTCTTTGTTTATCTGGATTGCACGTATAACTGCAATTTTTCATGTAATCGCATGCCGACGTGTACGCTTTGTCTCCAATTCGATAGCGAACGGAACCGCCAGTTGACAGCTGTAGGTCGACTTCAGTGTCTATATTTTCAACTGTAAATTCGTTTTGTTTCATATTTAAAATGCAGTCGACTGAAGATTCTTTTAGTGCCCTGCTTATTGTTCCAATTTTTACTGCCTTAATTTCCGAAAAACGATACATTGCCAAATCTGCCGTTTCAAATCCGGAGGCGGCGCTCTCAAGAATGGACGCGTGTAAAAATATTTGAACGTTACGTTTATCAAACGGCAGCTTCTTATGACTGCACGTTCTAATGCCGCGCCCGATGGTTTGTTCAATCGCGCTCATATTGTACCACGGGTCCATAACGTGTATTTGGCGTATATTTTTCAAATCAACACCCTCGGAAGCCGATTTCGATATGATGACCACTTTACAAACTGACCCGTCCACATTTTTATCGGAACGCAGCGCATTAATTTCGGCATCATTATTTGGAGAGATGGATTGGTTTCCTGTAATGAGAGAGTAATGCAGCCCGTTGTTTTTTTGAACCGTTCCAGAAACAAGCAACGATTTCGAATTACCGCCTCCGCTTCCGCTTTTATATCTCGTGAATCCCATTTCTTCTAATGCAAGAACCATTGGAATTGCACCCCCTTCAATAAAATATGTATAAATTAGAACAATCCCGTCGCAAAATGTGCTTTCAGATGGTTTCAGTTTATTATATTTTAAAACAATACTGTCACAAATTGACTTTATTTTTGAACTGTACTCTCCAATTTTTTCTGGTGAAAATATGCGTTCTTTTGGATTTTTATACTTGTACTGTCCTTTCGTTTTATCCATTACAGTCGCGAGTCCCGATTCTCCGTACGCGTATTCTATGTCATCTTCAAAATCATTTTTATAAGGGTATGTCATATTTAAAATTTGGCGCAGAGCAATCAAGTTGTTAATGCTATAACCCGAGAGTGCCGTGTTATCATCGTCCATCATTTCGGCCTCGTCGGCTTCACCAAGTTTATCGCGCCGCTTTCGCATTTCTTCTTCTTGTTCTTCCGCGGATGCAGACGCAGACACTTTTTCGTTTTTTATTTCTTCTATTTTTTTAATATAAACCTCGTTTTGATGTTTTTTTATTCTTGTTACATAAACATCAATGTATTCGAGTCCAGGAATCGTGGTTTTACCATCAAATGTAAACTTTGGATAAGATAGTGTGCCTGCACCTTTGCCTGCAGTTGCTTGCATTTGCATTTTGAAAGCGTGCTCTTTTGAAAACATGGAAGGAAACACTCGATACGGAAACGTATACGGATTCTCGCCTTTAACAAATGAAACATAACCAATCGATGCTTCTTGAAGTCGCTGTTTACCAATTTCTTTGCCGTTTATTACCAAAAGGTTATTATCCGAGTCAAAAACATCTTTCGCATATATTTTAGGACGTCGATCGTTCACTCTCATTAAATTTAAAAGCCATATGATTTCTTTTGCATCATTGAACATGGGTGTTGCGGATAAAAATAAAAGTCGCATATTATCTGCATACTTTACAAGTGCCAACAAATAAGCAGCATCTTTATTGTTTGATTTCAAATTATGCACTTCATCAATAATAATTAATCGATTATTGAAATATTTTTTTAACCTTTTTATCCCATTTACAGAAACTTTAATGTTAACTTTATCCTCTTCTGTGTTCAGGTCTTCTTCTTCAAGCACTTCTTCCACATATTCGTCTGAAACTTCTTTAAGAACTTTTTCTAAACCTTCTTCCAAATCTGCTTCTTCCCACTTTTCTTCGACTGCTTCTTCTTCCTCGGCTTCTTCTTCCTCGGCTTCTTCTTTCTCTGCTTCTTCTTCTCCTTCTTCTTCCTCTGCTTCTTCTTCTTCAGCTTCTTCTTCCTCTGCTTCTTTAGTACCTCTTCTCTTCATTTTTTCATGTTGTTTTCGAATGTTTGATTTATCCCCGTCAAGTAACAATCGAATAATGGATGAAAACTTTTGATACCCCATAAATGAATACGATTTTTTTATAATCTTATCTATTTGTTTTTTAATTTTAACTTTCATTTTTTCATCATTTTCAGGAGTGTATTCATCGTTGTCAGGATCATTAAATAAATCTAAATTTATTTCTTTTAAGAATTTATTTCCTGTACACCCATTCATCGTCCAACTGCCTGATTCGTTTCGATGAAGTTTACTTATATCAAATAACTCCTTTTTGAAATTATTTTTTACATTCGCATTTGAAACTAATAAAATTTCTTGTTTTATTCCAACCTGATTCAAATAATCTCTCATATTTTCAGATACTCCAATAGCAGAACACGTTTTTCCGGAACCAAGACCATGAAATAAAAGTAAACTATTGTACGGAGTTTGAAAAGACATGAAATTTTTTACAAAATATTGATGCGACTGTAATTCATACGGCACATTGCAAAGCTTGTCTGCACGTTGAATAAACTCTTGGTCTCTCAAAACCTCTTCCGTATTACGCGTGTCGTAAAATTCCTTTTTTTCAGCAATTTTTAAATTAAAATTTTTATCATTTAAATCAGGATAAAGAAAATCGATGCCTGCTGTTTCTTCAGGCATAACACTTTCTGCCGGTACAACACTTTCTGCCGGTACAACACTTTCTGCCACTTCTTGTACACCTAATATTTTACTCGAAATTTTAGGTTTTATTTTAATGATTTTCTTTTTTTTAACGGCGCACCGACCTTTGTCCGTTTTATAACACACGGGATCATCTTGAACTGCAGACGGATCCGGATTGAATGCGCAGCGCTGCGTCGTGTCATTATATTTGCAATGCGACTCTGTTGAACCAGTTGACTCACTTGATGCATTCAGTTGCGTTGAAATCGGCTTTTTAGGTTTTATTTTAATGATTTTCTTTTTTTTTACGGCACACCGACCCTTGTCCGTTTTATAACACACGGGATCATCTTGAAGTGCAGACGGATCCGGATTAAATGCACAGCGCTGCGTCGTGTCATTATATTTGCAATGCGATTCTTGTGGTTGGTCCATGATGACAATGACAATAATAAATACAATAAAATGAAAGATAAAATAAAATACTTATTCAACTATATATTAAGAATAAATTATATTTATTTTTATATTACTAAATTACTATAATATAAAAATAAATATAAATTCTTAAATATATAAATATATTAGGTGTATAAACATTTGCTTTATAAATTATGATATTATGATGGATTTTTTGATTTATCATAATTTCATCATTTATAAAGTTAACAAAACAAGCTAACAAAAACGACGCATATCTCCCAACTGTGATATCATTATTTTTTTATAAAATCAACCAATGATTGCGTATACTCTTCTTTATTGGTTAAATATAAATTGGCATGCTGTCCCTTACTAAATTCTGTATGCTTTGCACCCGATTTATCAATGTATTTCATTACAAAATCTCGATCAATCGTTTTATCCAATTTACTTGTTAACACTAATTTTTCATGTGGTGTATAAAGATTATTTTTATGTTCCTCTTTTAACTTTAACATTTCATTTTCATTCATCGCACTAAGAATATTTTTTACTGATAAAAATTTTGTAATCGGATATGTTTGATGTATGTAAATCTCTGTTTGTTTATGATCAAACGTATACGGACCAGAATCATATATGATTTTAGAATATGTAAATGTTTTTTTTGCAGTTAACAATAAATGTAAATAAAGTGATCCTCCCGAAATGCAATGAACAATGTCATAATGATTTTTTTTAGGTTCAAATAACTCGTGAGTTGTTTTATGATTTGAACTAGTCAAAATGTCTTTATAAGAACTGTATTTATAATAATTTGTTGATGCATTTAAATTATTCCACAAATCAATGTATTTATTTACATGTTGTTGCTTTATTCCAAAAAAACCAATAAAACAAACACTTAATTTTGACATTCTATAAAAAAGTTATTTATATTAAATATTTAATTTAATATTAAATATTAAATTAAATATTTAATATTTAATATTAAATATTTATAATATTAAATATTTATAATATTAAATATTATTCTAGTGCGTGCAAAATATTAAATATTACAAATGTAAAATTTATGAAGTGTGTTATTAATACTCGTCAACATGTTTTTTTTTTCTGTATTATACGGTCGAATGATTTTCATACACTCGTCATATGAAAGCCACTTCATATTCTTTACTTCTGATGTTTGATAGCCGTGTGAGTGTGACAGTTCCGAATTGGAATTCATGTAACACAAAAAATATTTATTCTTATAACATTTCACATTTGAACCAATGAAAATTTCTTCATATGGAAGAACATTAAATATTTGCTTTAAACATTCTTTACTATATCCGGTTTCTTCTGTAAACTCTCTAAACGCGCAATCTAAATCCTTTTCTTGATGATTTCTTCGCCCCTTTGGAAACCCCCATTCCGCCGTTTCCCATTGTGTTGTTGATGACGCAATAAGAGATTCTAAATTATAGTTTTCACCATCAAAATTAATACCAGTTTTTAATTGCAAATATTTATGTTTTGATAATTGTTGTTCCCCCCTGTACTGTAATCCTGAATATTCGCCCCATAAAGAAACCCACAACTCGTCAAACGGTTTAGTCAAAATATTTTGTTTTTCTTGAATCGTCATTTCATCGATAATATTTCTCAAGTAACTGTAATTGTGAATGGAATACTTTCCACGCATAAATTCAATATAACCAAAGCTATCAATTCGCTGAATCATTAAATACTCAAACTGATTATTCGAAACTTGTTTTGCGTTTACCGTCCCGTCAATAATATTTTCATCCAATTCCGAGACCATCACACTTGATTTCTTTCTGCACGCTATAATTCCTAAACTTGTAATTGGCACCACACAACTTGAAAATAGGTGTCCATATTTTCCACAATTATTGCAATACTGTTGTGCGTGATGGTATGCATGTTGTGTTGCATTTTCAACAAAGTATTTTTCTTTCACAACATCATCACCATGAAACACCCTATCATTCGTCGTTTCTTCGTCGAAATTCATCTTTTCACAATAATTCTCATTTGAGTTATATTTACATTTACTATGATGTCTATACGTTGTTGAATATTTACTACTAGTTGATTTTGAAGAATTATATTTTTTCCAAAAACCTTCACTCGTTTGCATATAAATAATTCTATTTATTTAGTTCAAGTATTTAATTAGTTATATGTAAAAAGTATAATCTTTTTATATAGTTTGAATACAACATATAAACAAACAAACGATTTATTCACTTTTTACTTTATTTACACATTTTGAATTTCATATTTTGAATTTATTTTATTTTTTTTTTAATTTCATATTAGAGAAACAAAAATGACAGGACATTCGGCGGTACGACAAAATATGTCAACGACCACAAGTTTGAAAAATGCAATGAATGCAAACAATGTAAAAATTTCAATGGATGCAAAAGTATGGGGACCTCATTATTGGTTTGTATTATTCACTATGGCATCATGTTATCCAAAAAATCCAAATGATGTAACAAAAAAAAAATACTACGAATTTATTCAAAACTTGCCATTGTTTATGCCAACAAGCGACTTTGGAAACAGTTTTAGTAAATTATTAGACACTTTTCCCGTTACTCCTTATCTCGACAGTCGAGATTCTTTTATTAAATGGGTGCATTTTATACATAACCGAGTAAACTTTTTACTCGGTAAAGAAGAAATCACACTACACGAAGCGTTAAATCGATACTACGAAAATTATAAAACACCACAAATGAAAATAAAAGAAAAATTTAAACATTGGCAAAAAATTGTTTTTTTGATTATAATAATCGGATTTTTTTTAGTCATTAAATATAGTAACAAGTAATTCGCCATTCTATTTTGAACAAACAAACGAATCGCCGCCGCCAATCACCACACCCCACCCAAAAGCGCCATGTCTACGAAAAAAATAAAAAAAATGAAAGGAGGTGTGCCAATTTATCCCGGAGGATACAGCTGTATTTTTAAACCTCAGCTAAAATGCAAAACAATAACTAGAAAAAGAAACATGAAAAATAGTATGAAAAATAGTATGAAAAATAGTAAAAACAAAAACGGTAATGAAAAGAACGGAATATCAAAATTGTTATTTAAAAAATACGCCGATATTGAAATGCACAATATTCAAAAATTTAATCACGCTTTAAGAAAAATACCCAAATCACACAAATACTTTCTCTTTGCGAAAACAACAAGCTGTCCTCCCGCAAAAATCTCGAGTCGCGACTTACGTGGATTCGACGAAATGTGTACAAATTTTACATCTCACGACATAAACGAATCCAATATTAACCAAGTAAAAAATATTCGCAATTTAAGGTTAATCAACATGCCGAATGCCGGACTATCTATTAACGAATGGCTATTTCTAGAAAATAAAAATGACGTCACCACACCTTTAACAATTTCTCGCATAAAAACATTCAATAAGTTGATTTCAAACCTCATTTTAGACGCAATCGTGCCAATGAATCGACAGGGTGTTATCCACAATGATATGAAGGAAGATAATATTTTAATAAAGGGGGGCGATACTTCCGATGCTGATAAAAAAAAATCAAACTCCTCTTGGTCAAATCCGGCGCCGACACCAACAATTATTGACTGGGGCATATCCGGCATATCAACGCATCGTGAACCAATACCAGAAATTATTATGAATCGCTACATTTCAGTATCGAACCCGTTTAGCAGCATTTTGTTTACAACCGAATTCGGCAAAAATTATAGCGATTTTTTAAAACAAAATTACGTAGTTACTGCAGACGATCTTGATAACATGCGCAGCGACCCGCTGTTTCTAAAAAAGTTGCGCGACTTTTCAATAGCACAATACTTGAAAAAAAAAGAAAACGACCATTATTCAACTATTCGAAGAGTTTTTACAAATATTCAAACTTTTTTTAAAAATGCTTATACTTATCCAAAAACTACATTTTCTGATATCTCTCTAGATATGTCATCGGATGCAAATGCAGATGAATTACATCACACTCTCGCATCAAAATACATTTCAGATATACTGCTTCATTTTACAGAATTTGACGAGAGAGATGGAAATATACGATTTCAATATGTTTCATATTTTACCAAAGTATACATTTTTAACTGCGACATTTGGGGAACCATATTTTGCTATAGTGTATTTTTTTCTTTTTTAGATGACTATAAATATCATGAACACATCGATATTGAACCCGATGCATATTCGAATTTTTTACATTCTATACTGTCCATGTATATGAGTCAACTCATGATAAATGGGCATGAAAAAATTAATGTTTCTAAATTGGTAAAATCAATTCAAAATTCTGTATAATGTATAATATTTAAACTTTTAACTTCAAGTATTCAATTTTTTTAATGATTTAATTTAAATCAAACGCTTTTGCTGTTGCGACAGGTTTATTCCAAAATTTATCAAATCCATTTTCCTTCAAAGCATCGAATATGTATTCATATTCTTTTCGCGAATTCCAAAATTTTTCTCTATCTCTTGTCAAAACATAAAACCCAAAATTTTTAGAAACGACAAATGGTCTATTAAATACTTTTACAATTAAGGGCGCAGCAACAATAAACGTTTTAAATGTGGGAGTTGCATCTATAAGCCAATATTGTCCTTCAATGTTGAATAAATTATTAAATTCTACTTTTCGACATGTTGGAAATTTTTTATCTATTGCTTCACTCGTTCCTTTTATAGAAACTCTCTTAAAATCATTATCGTATGCATCATTTCTAACAGATATTACACCATCTTTTTTCAATTTATATGTGGCTTGAACAGAAGTAAAATCTGGACCTGATCCCAACACACTTGTTGATGGCGAACACATGACTTGTTGCCATTTTCCAACAAATTTTTCAAGAGAGAAATTATCAAGTAGTTGTCTTAATTTTTTTTTTCCAACAATTTCTTTATATTTTTCGACTACAGCTTCATCGTATTTTGATGATGATGAGGTTTTTGATTTTGAATCTTTTTTTCCCATTTTTATTATATTATATTTTAAACGAATTTTCAATGTATACTATAATACTTATATAAAAAAATATAAAAAAATTTTAATTTGATTTACAATATATATTTTAACTTTCATTATTTGTATTTGTATTTATATCTAGTTTTTTGATAACCTCTTTTATCATATCGTCTACAATTTGTTGTACAATTACATTATGAGTATTGTTAGTACAAACACTACCACTTGATTCGTTTTTATTTTTTTTGGATCTTCTCATTTTTATAATAACAAATCCATCTTCATCAATATCACCATCAGGATTTGCATTCATTCTTGTGACTTCACGATTGCGATTGTGAACGAGTTCATTCAATGCAACTTGTTTTGACGCAACTTGGTTGCGCAAATATTCTTTAATATTATCCGAATAAGATGCAGAGTAGGTGAGTATTCCATTTACAACATTTATAACTTGGTAAGCCCCTGATATAAGATAATACTCAGTGTAAAATAAATATGGATTTTTTCTATTTGACATTCCTTTTTATATATTTATATTTATAATTTTTTAACTTAATTTTTTAAATATTTAACATTTAAATATTAACATTTTTATCTACGTAAAATGTTTAGGATATACAATCGAACACACGACCTCTGTTTTTTTCATCACATTTTGGATACATTGTAATGCTGATAAATAGTAATATGATATTTTTTATTTTTATTTTTTTATAATAATTTTTTATATTTGCGAATATTATGTTACATTATATTATATTATACAGAGATTTTCAATAAATGAAAGACGGTGGTACTTCAATTTCAGGATTAAATATTCTGGATAGGATTTTGAGTTCTATTTTAACCGAATCATTTATTGAAAGTTTATTGAAAAAAACTTTAATACATGAAGGTACGAATGAAAATGATAAAAAAATAATTAACTGTTTAATATCAAACAGTAAACAGTGTAAATTTAAACAATTTAAAATCGATTTTATGATGATAGTGGTTTCAGAGACTGCATACACGATTGATAATGTTGAAAACAAAAAACTATTAAAATTTGCATCAGCTCTATTAAACAATAATATAAGACAAGTGCTTGCCAAACAAGCTATGAAATATGACAAAGAAGAAATGAAACAATTAGAAAAAACTATGTTTGAAGAGTTTCATGAAAAAATTAAAACTTCTATAAATAAAGATATTGAAAATTGTAAATACGATGATGATAATGTAATAAAAAATATATTTTTAGAAAGTCATGCTAATATTTTAAATGTTTATGAATTATATCGAGAGACAATAAAACAATTACAATGTGTTATAGGCATCCTAGTGATATTTGTATTTATTTATCCATTGTTATTTAAATTAAAATATGGATTAACAAGAAATATTTTAAATACGGGGTTTGTTGTTTTATATCAATTATATGTGGTAAAAATATTTGAATATTCTAAAAAAAAAAAAGATAATGTTGTTGGTTTCGAAACGATAACACAATTAATATGTGAATTTTTTGAAAATATGCATATAATAACTGAAAGTGATACAATGGATAAAGAATTAACGAAGATAGCGAAAAAGTTTGAAAACCTATTGCATAACACTGAAATTTTAGATAACTATGCAGATACAAGAAACAGTACAAATTATATTAAATCAATGCAAAAATACAAGATTTCAGAAACGGCTGTTTCATTAATTTTAAATGATTCAACAATGTTATTATTTTTAGAGAGTATAAAACCCAAAATAGTCAATTACATAAATAGTAAAACTCGGTTTTATCAAAAATTGAATATTGTAAGTAATTTTGCGAATATGTTGAACATAGAACCATATCAAATTTCAGAAACAATTGCATTTAGGAATAATGATGAAGTTATATTTGTATTCGAATTGAAAAATATCACACTGGAACACATAGATGCAAGAGGAGTTTCAAATAAAGTATTTCATAATATAAATTTAAAATTTGAAAAAGGTTGTTCGCATTTTTTTTATGGAAATTCTGGATGTGGTAAAACCACATTATTAAATTTACTTATGAAAAAAATGAATCAAACAAGCGGTTCAATATGTTTTTTGGGTACGCACAATGCATACACTTATTTTAGCATTCGAGAATACACAAGATACTTATCATGCAAAACCGAATTGTTTTCAAATAGCATCTATTATAATGTTTGTTATGGAGTTAGTAATGAAATATTGACACAAAAAAAACATGTTGTCAAGGAGTCAGTAATAAAATATATGAATCTTTTTGGTTTGGATAAGTTTATACCAGTAATGAGAAAAAAGTCCGCAAGGTTGTTAAGTACAGGACAAAAACAAAGAATTGCAATCATTCGTCTAATATTGCATATCATATTTAATGGTGTGAAGTTGGTATATTTAGATGAGTTTACTAGCAATATTGATAACGTGTTTGAAGAAAAAATTTTTAAAGAATTCTTAAATCTACAAAAAAAACACGATTTTACAATGTTTTACGTGTCTCATAATCTGTATAATATGAAATATTCACATTTTAATTATCAGTTTAATGTAAATGATTTTAGTGTAACTAAAACAAAAACAATCCAAAATGAAGATGTAATGATTTAGCTAGCTTATAAAATAAAAAAATTATATTTATTTATTTTATTTTATTTATTATAATACAGATCGCACACATAAAATAAAAAAATAAAATATAATGGCTACATTATGGTCACATCCAACATGGAATATATTTCACACACTCACTGCAAATATCATCGAAGAATCGTTTGATGAGAAATTCAAAAATGAATGCATCGTATTATTTACAAAAATTTGTAATGCAATCCCTTGCATGTTTTGTCGAATTCATGCAGCAGAACACATGAAAACTATACATAAAGATGAAATTAAAACGGCGAGAGATTTAGAGTTATTTTTTTGGAAATTTCATAATGAAGTGAATAGTAGCACAAAAAAAGAATTATTTCCAGAAGAAAAACTAGCCACTTATAAACAAAAAAATATAATTAGAATAAAAAATGATTTCAAAGATGTTTTACAAATGTATTATCGAAACGAAGAACTTTCAAAAGAATTTAATACTTTCATGAAAGAAAATAAATATAAGTTTTTACACTTTAATAAAGTAAAAGAAGAGAGAAAAGATGACAAGGTCAAAATGAAAAAAGATGACAAGGTCAAAGTGAAAAAAGATGACAAGGTCAAAGTGAAAAAGGATGACAAGGTCAAAGTGAAAAAGGATGACAAGGTCAAAGTGACAAAAGATGACAAGGTCAAAGTGAAAAAGGATGACAAGGTCAAAATGAAAAAAGATGACAAAGTCAAAGTGAAAAAAGATAAAAACGAGAGAAAAGATAAAAACGAGAGAAAAGATAAAAACGAGAGAAAAGATAAAAACGAGAGAAAAGATGTCAAAGTGACAAAAGATAAAAACGAGAGAAAAGATAAAAACGAGAGAAAAGATAAAAACGAGAGAAAAGATAAAAACGAGAGAAAAGATAAAAACGAGAGAAAAGATAAAAACGAGAGAAAAGATAAAAACGAGAGAAAAGATAAAAACGAGAGA